ATGGGGAAAAAGTCGGCGTGGACGCCCAATGGCAAGCTATGGACGGCACCTTGCTGCAAGCGCCGACGCGCTCTCAAAAAAACAGCGGCTGAGGGGCTTGGCCGCAACCCGACGGACAGAGGGCGAAGTGGCAGCAAGATTCATCTCCATGTGGACGGTCAGGGTATTCCTCTGGGAGTGACGGTCACAGGCGCCAATGTGCATGACAGCCGCCTGATAGGAGCAACCCTGAAAAACTCTCTTGAAATGGGCGGCTGGTTTCTGGGGGCTGAAGTTCGACACCTCTGTCTGGACAAGGGGTATGATTATCCGCGAGTCAGCGAGGAAGTCTATGTTAACGGATTTGAGGAGCATATCCGCAGCCGGAGGGAAGAAGTCCGTGAAGGCCGGAGGAATCCAGCCCGCCGCTGGGTAGTGGAACGGACATTTGCCTGGCTGAAGGGATTTCGGAGCCTGCGCACTCGCTACTGTTGTTACCTCGTCAATTTTATGGGACTGCTTTACCTTGCTTTGGCCTGTATTCTTTGGAGAAAACTGGCATAGCAAGGTGTATGCCGGATATTCTCTAAATTTTCAAAATATATTCGGAATGCAGTTCCTCCCTAGTGCTCTGAAAGAAATATATGATGCAGTTGTTAAAAGATCCTATAAGGATTTAATATTAGACTTTTCTGGACTAGAGGCTGCATTTGCAGATGGGATGGTTCCCTTATGTTCATATGTAAGATATATAAAAGAAGAATATAATGTATCTATTGAGTATGTTGCTCCTAATTCCCTTAGACTTAATAGGATATTTGTAAATGCAAATTGGGCGCATTTAATAGATTCTACTGCTAGAGAATCAAAATACTCTGGATACAAACAATTTCCAGCCACAATAGTTAATGATGATGATGACTTATCTAGTGTTGTAAATAGCGTTCTTGATTGTGTACTTAGAGCAACTGATTTAAAATGCAGAGAGGATTTAGGTGTTATTGAATGGGTAATAAATGAAATTGCGGAGAATATACTACGTCACTCAGAATCTACTGTTGGTGGACTTGTGCATTTAAGTAGGTTTATACAAAACAAAAAATGTATAGAAATTGTATTTTCGGATAGTGGTATAGGGATCGCTGAAAGTTTGAAAAGTGTCCCTAAATATAGTACTGCTTCTGATTGTGAATTATTAGAACTTGCGACACGAGAGGGAATTACAAATGGCAAGGGAATGGGAAATGGCCTATATGGTGCACGTAGCGTATCCGTGCAAAGTAATGGGTATTTTAAAATATATTCTAACCATGGAAAACTAGAAATAGGAAATAAAGGAACACCTTATACCCAGATGACGCCTATGGTCATTCCTTTTCATGGAACAGCCATTTGTATTGCGTTAGATTTTTCAACACCTGGGGTATTAGAGAGCGCTTTAAATTTTAATGATGAAAGATATAGATATGTAAGCGTATATACTGAAGTTCTGTACGATGATGAAGATACGATCTTTGAAATAAAGAAGGAAGTAGCATCTCTTTCAACAAGATCTATAGGTGCTTCCTTTAGAAGAAAGGTAGTGAATCTTATAGAAATGCAAAATCCAGACTATATTACTTTCGATTTTGATGGAATTGACTCTACTATGTCGAGTAGCTTTGCTGATGAAGTTTTTGGAAAAATAATAGAAGAGAAGGGAAAGAAATTCATCTCAAAAATAAGAATGAAAAATATAAGTGAAGTAAATAAAAATTTAATACAACGTGCTATTGTACAACGGTTAGAGCGGCAACCGTTATAGCGAATATATTACCTGAACAGACTAGAGGGTTCCCCTATATATTTATGCGGGAACCCTATTTAATTATATTGGGTGATTTGCCCGATGTATTAGAATGCCAGAGCGCGGCAGGGGTAAGGTGTTCCGCTATGTTCGTGGTGTCGGATTACACGGCGGCCGGAGTAGTATGTCTGGGAGAGTGTGGTAGGGATCGCAGCTGAATAGTCGCTGGGATGCACGGACATTTTTTGAAAATGCCTCAAAACGAAAAAAGCCCTTACGATTTCTCGTAAGGGCATGATTTCGTTGGCGTCCCCAAGGGGATTTGAACCCCTGTCGACGGCGTGAAAGGCCAACCGGCAGCGTTTGCCGCCATTGAATTTCCTGCGTTTCATGAGCGTACCGGAGCAGCAAAATGCACCGTTATGCACACCAATTTGTAAACGCATCTTGTAAACATCCCCTAGGCGTCTCTGCCCAACCATCCCCCCATCTGACAGCAGGGGCGAGTGCCTTCCCCCTGTTCCCCCATCGGCATGAACGGCCGGGCCAGAAATGTCCTTCTGCGCCCTTCGTCGCTCTTCGTCTTCACCTTGCCTGCGGGTCCTTCTGGGCCTCCCTTTCGGGCAAGGGACTGTGTACTTCGGCCCTCGGCCGCGATTTGTGGAACGGAAAGCGTGGGAAAAAGGAATAGCCATTTTTCCTCACCTTTTCCGTTTTTTCTTTTTTCGCTCATAAATTCAGATGGTTATGTAAATGGCGAGAAAAAGCGCAGAGATGAAGGCCAAGGTCGAAGCACGCCGTAAGCAAGAGGCTGCGGCGAGGGCCGAGAAGGGCAGGAAGCCCGTGGAGGTCTCCAAGATCGAGATCTCGAATGACGACCTTTTGGGCTATTTCAACGAGAACCGCGTGGGAGATGCCAAGCTCTACAGCCGTCTCCATCGTGGCACGGTTATCTATGTCAAGTATTGGGATCGCTTCCTGATATGGGGCGGGCACCATTGGATCGAGGATGATTTCGACATGGCCGCCCAGCGCATCGAGGACGTCTGTGAGCTGTACCTGCGGCTGGCCGAGAGCAAGCAGGCCGAGGCGGCAGAGGAAACCGACAAGAATGAGCGGGCCAAGATCGAAGGTCTAGCCTCGGCGGTTTTACGCCGGGTGAGCCAGCTCCGCGACACGCCGGGGCAGGACAAACTGCTCCAGATGCTGCGCCGCATCCGCGACCCGCTGGTGGTGCTGCCCAAGCAGATCGACCAGCAGCACTACGTCAAAGCCTGCCCTAACGGGGTGATTGACCTCCGCACCGGCGGGCTGCGTCCGGGGAGGCCTGACGAGTATATCCTCAACGCCATCGTGACCGAGTACGACCCGGAGCTGCTGCGGAAGGATGACCCCTGCCCGGAGACCAACCGCTTCCTGCTGTCGTCCATGGACGGGGATCAGGAGCTGGTGGACTTCATCTGGCGCCTCCTTGGCTACGGCCTCATTACGGAACGCCGCGACCACATCTTCACCATCATGTGGGGCGAACACGGGCGCAACGGCAAGGACACGCTCATCAAGCTGGTGACGCATGTGCTGGGTCAGACGCTCTCCGGCGACGTGCCCGTGGAGATGTTCTTGCAGATGCAGCAGACGCGGAACTCCTCGGCCCCGTCTCCGGACGTGCTGGCCCTGCGCGGCATGTGCGTGGCGTGGATCAACGAAGCGGAGGAGGGGCAGCGCTTTGCCTTGGCCAAGCTCAAGAAGCTGACCGGCGGTGGCTACATCACGGCGCGCGGCCTCCAGGACAAGCTCCAGACCACATGGCTCCAGACCCACCTGCCCATCATGACCACCAACGAGCTGCCCAAGGCCAAGGCCGACGACGCGGCCTTCTGGACGCGGGCAGTCCTCATCAAGTGGCCGCTTTCCTTCGTGGAGCGGCCGGAGCAGCCCTACGAGCGCCCGGCGGACAAAGACCTGAACGAGAAAATCGGGGCCGAGGCCAAGGGGGTGCTGGCCCGCATGGTGCGCGGCAGCATGGAGTACCTGCGGGACGGCCTCAAGATCCCGGACAAGGTGCGGGAATGGACGCGGGAGCAGCGGGCCAGCTGGGACGACGTGGGCCTTTTCCTCTCGGAGTGGTGCATCTCGGAATCCCATCAGGCCAACCCCGCCAACTACACCCTGAAGGTCAACGCCACGGATCTGCATGAGGCCTTCTGCATCTGGTACGCCCGTTACCGGGACAGACGCTATTCCATCTCCGCTAAGAAATTCGCGGAGGCCTTGAACAAGAAGGACATCGCCTACAAGCGCTCCAACGGCTCATGGCGTCTGGGCATCGACCTGACTGACGAGGCCCGAAAAGAGCTGGACAGCCACCGTGCCTAGAGATGACCTGTCCGCACCTGTCCGCAGGTGCGATAATGTAACCACTCTTGATTGTTGGCAAAAGACTAAAATGGACAGATGGACAGGACAAATACCCATTTCCACACGCATCCCGCATGGGCGCACACTTGCGCATAACATGTCCCCTGTATCTGTCCATCTGTCCAGATAAGAAAAAAGTATAATAAAGTAGGTAGTTAATGGAATCAAAAGGCGGACAGGTGCGGACAGATGACTTTGCTTGATTACTACAAGAGCCGCTTTGGCGAGGCTGTGAAGCGACAGGGCGGCGCATGGAACGGCCCCTGCCCCCTGTGCGGTGGTGAACCGGGGAAGTCCGACCGTTTCATGATCTGGCCGGACAGGGCCGAAAACCTGGGCGAAGTCTGTGCCCAGAACGGGCTCAAGGGGATCTGGTCGTGCCGTCAGTGTGGTGCCAGTGGGGATACCATCGCTTACCTGACCAAGGTGGAGGGCATGGACTTCAAGACGGCGCTGGCGGAGCTGGGGATCGAGGGCAGGCGTCCTTCCTTCCGGCGGCGCCGGGCTCCGGCAGAGCCCCGCCGGGAAAGCTCCCGCTGGGAGCCCCAGCAGTGGCCGGAACCTACCGAGCCGTGGTGCGAGTATGCCGGGAAGCTGCTGGCCGAAGCCGAGGCGGTGATCTGGGAGGAGCCGACCGCGCTGGCATGGCTGGCCAGGCGGGGCATCAGCGAGGAGGCCGTCCGGGCGTACCGGATCGGCTACCTTCGGGCGGAGAGCAGGCGCTTTCCGGGGCGGTTCCGGGCTCGTGCGGCCCTGGGGCTGCCCCCGCGCAAGGGGGATGACGGCAGGGAGCATACCCGCATCTTCATCCCGCGCGGCATCGTGATTCCGACGCTGGGGGCCGACGGGCGGGTGCTTAACCTGCGGATCAGGCGGCACAAGCAGGACTTGCGCGAGCGTTCGCCCAAATACCTTGAGCTGGAGGGCTCCTGCAAGGCCCCCCTGCTGCTCTCCAGTTCACGCCCGGCCCCGCTGGCGGCCTACTTCGTGACCGAGGCGGAGCTGGACGCCATCCTGATCCACTACGCCACGGGCGGCGTGGTGGGGGCGCTGGCCGTCCGCACCAACCGGGGCAAGCCCGATGCCCATGCCCATGAGCGTCTGAGGCAGGCCGTCAGGATCGGGATCGCTCTGGATTACGACGGCCCCGGAGCTGACGGGGTGGAGTTCTGGGAGCGGCATTACCCGGCCAGCCTGCGCTGGCCGACGCCGGAAGGCAAAGACCCCGGCGATGCCTTCCGCCTTGGTGTGGACATCCGGGAGTGGGTCGGCTCCTGCCTGCCTGACAGCATTGCCCTGCCTGAGAGCATGGAGCCCCACAGGAGCAGCATAGCACAGGATGGCGGCCCTGAACAGCATGATGAGGATGATGGGCAGGTGGACACTTCTATCGCTGGCAAGATGGATGTGGGGGGCGGGGTGGCCCAGGAATCTTGCCCTGAGCCTGAAGGAAAAGGCCCATCGCAGCGTGCCAGGGGAGGATGTGTCGAGGGCTTCACGGATTTCATCTGGGCCGATGCGAGCATGTTTTCCGCGGCTGTCCTGCGCCAGCTCCGGGCCGCCCTGCCTCCGGGGATGGAACTCGAATTGGTGCCCGCCGCCGTATGCCGCTGCTGGCTCCAGTGGCGGCGGCTCCCGGTAGTCTATGCCCGCTATAGGCGCGAATGGTTGTGGGATGGCGCGTTCCGGCTGGCGAATCCGGGCGTGTGTGATGATTTTGAGGGCAAGGTGGCGTCTTCGCCGGAGATCATGCAGTGGCTGCATGACCACTGGGCTGAGGAAGTCACGACCGAAAACCTTTTTGACCTCTGGGGGATCACGAATGGATCTGACGCAACGGAATGAAGAGCTGGCTGCCATCAGCCGGGAGATGTTCGGGGAAGGGATGCTGCTGCAGGCGGTGGAACCCGCCAGGCTGTGCCTGCTCAAGGACAATGCCCGCTTTTTCAAGCGCGAGACCTTCCGGCAGCTGCGGGACAACATCGCATCGGACAAGCGCCTGTCCAGCGTACCTCTGTGCTACCGGCATGAGGATGGCCGGCTGGAGGTGCTGTCCGGCAATCACCGGGTCAAGGCCAGTATCGAGGCCAAGATCCCCGTGATCCTCGTGCTGGTCATCACGGAGACCCTGGAGCAGAGCCGCCGCATCGCCATCCAGCTCTCGCATAACGCGCTGGTGGGAGAGGATGACCAGAGCATCCTGGCCAACCTTTGGTCGCAAATAGAGACCATTGAGGACAGGCTCTACAGCGGTCTCGACAGCGAGGTAACGAAGGAGCTGGGCGAGGTGGAACTGGTGAATTTCTCCACGCCGCAGGTCCCGGCCCATATGGTCACGTTCATGTTCACGGATGGGGAAAAGGAACAGCTGTCGGAGATCCTGGATATGCTGTCCGATGCGGCCCAAAAATCGTCCGCCGTGTATGTTTTCCCCGGGACGCAGTATGAGGCGTTCACCAAGCTGCTCGCAGACGTGAAGGACGCCGAGAAGATCCGCGATAGCTCGCTGGCCATGCTGCTCCTGCTGAAGCTCGGCGCGGAGTATCTTGAGCAGGAGGCCCTTGCCGCTGCTGACCAGGAGGTGGAGGAGGCGCGTCATGGATAGCGCAGGCAAAGCGGCCATCCGGCCCCGGACATCAGCGGCGGAACTCTGTTTTCTGGGCAGGGAGGCGGACTGGCTGGCGGACAAGCTGGTCTACCAGAAGCCCAACGGCAAATATGTCGGCGCTCCTTGCGCGGATGATTTCGGCTACCGCCAGTTCCCGACGCGGGAAGAAGCCGTGGCCTCATGGCGGGAGGCCGCCAGAAAAGCAGTGAGGTGGGAATAATGAGCTTTCTCGGTTCCATCGCCGGGCCGTTGCGCCGGGTACTGGCCTCCTATGCGGATGAGGTCACCGTCCCCGTGCTTCTGCCCTGCGCGGGCAATTTCACGGTGGGCGCGGCCCTGCGTTCCGGCGGCTACATGGGGCGGATAACCGGCTGTGACATCACGCTCTACACGTCGGCCCTTGGTGCCTACCTCGCCGGGGAAAGGCTGCCCGTGGTCGAGCGCGAGGACTGCCCGGAGCATCTGCGCGGCCTTCTGGATTGCAGCGATCCCGCCCGTCTGGCGGCGTCGGTAGCCATCATGCTCGACCTGCGTCAGGTCTGGAAGGCCCAGAACATCTGGCACCGGCGGGTACTGGCCAACTGGCGCCGGAACTGGCCCACGCTCATGGACAAGACGCTGGCCAAGCTGGAGGCCTACCGCGCCCACCTCACGCAGGGGGAGGGCTTCGGCTACGTCCCACAGGACGCCGTGGCCTTTCTGCGGGATCATGGCCCGGATCATGCGGTCTTCATCGCGCCGCCCACCTTCGGCAGCCGCGACTACATCAACCAGGAGCGTATGCTGGCGGCCTCGGCCTCGTGGCCCTCCCCGGAGTATGAAGAGATCAGCTTCAAGGACGTGCCTATCTATGAGCAGATCACGTCCTTCCGCCAGTGGATGATCATAATGGAGCGCCCCCTGCCGGAGATCGAGAAGATCTTGGGCGAACCTGTGGCGGTCGTCCACAAGGGGCGCAAAAGCATCACCTACGCCTACGCGGGACACAGCCGGCGCCGCATCGTGACCCGCGGCTACCTGCCGTCGCGCTCCCCAGGCCCGATCTTTCCCGGCGACCGCGTCCTGACCGGCGCGGAAAAGCCCGGCCTCGTGCTGCTGGACAAGAAGCAGACCGTGCGCATGAACGAGCTGTTCATGTCCGTCCGGGTGGACTACTTCCTCGCGGACGTGGCCCTGTCCATCGGCCTCTGCCTGGACGGCAGGATCATCGGAAAGCTGGATTTCAACCTGACCAAACACCAGTGGGCGCTGCCGGAGCCGGGCCACCAGATCTACCAGCGATCTGATCTGGCCGTGCCCAGCGTGGAAACGCGGCTGGCCAAGCTGGTGTTGATGATGTGCCAGTCGCATGAGGTCAAGCAGCTCATCGACGCCACCTTCCAGGATGACGTGCGCTATGCCGTGACCACGGCTTTCTCCATGCATCCGGTCAGCATGAAATACCGGGGCGTCTACAAGCTCCACAAGCGTCTGGAGGGGGAGAAGGGCGAGGGCTTCCGGCTCAATTACTACGGGGAGCTGGGCCTGTGGAGCCTCGATGAGGCCTATGCCCTCTGGTGGAAAAAATTCCACAAGTAGCCGTTTTTGCAGGCTTTTTACTTGCGCCGGGGTGTCAATATGGTATTGTTTAAGTATGCGAAATGCTTACCAAAACATATTGGAGACCGCCATGAAGACATCCCGTCGTGCGTTCCTTGCCCGCCTCATGCGCGAAGCGTGGGCCCTGGCCAGACTGGGGGCCAGCCGCTTCGGAGGGAGTGCCGTGCTGTATTTTGCCATAGCCCTGCGCCTCGTCTGGCGGGACAGCCGTCCCCGTACTGTCTGGCACAAGGGGGTAGGCAACCGCTTCCTGCTCCCCGGCATGCCCGTGCCGGAAGGGCTGGAAAAGGCAGGGCAGCTCCTGCTGCCCGGTATCGCAAAATAAAAAAGGGCGGCAATGCCACTTGCCGCCCCCGATAGTAGCGGAGCCTTCTCAGCCACCATCATGCACAAAGGACAGGTTGGCAGGCCCGCTGGCAAAAGTCAAGGAGCCTGCCATGAAGACTGCCAAAAAGGGCATTCGCGCCATCAAGAAAGCCTGCCGGGAAATGGCGCACGAGATGATGCTGCTGGAATACCAGAAGTATGACGACATCTGGTGGAACCGCATCCGCATCACGCCGGAGCTGATCCGGCAGGGGGGCAAGGAGATCGTGCAGGAGATCAACCTCAAGATGCCCAACCTGCTCTCCCGCAGCCCTCTGGTCGATACGGTGGATCTGGTGGCCGAAAAGTTCGGCTTCGAGAGCATCAGCGACCTGCTGGATTACCTGCTGGACTACAAGCCCAGAGGCCCGGTGGAGGAACGCTATTACGAACAATTTCTGGCCGAAGCGCTGGAGGGTGGGGCAGCTGCGGCTGCCCCGCAGGAAGAACCTGTCCCCCCGATGATCGAGGTGGACGAAGTCCCGTTCTAGGAGAGAACGATGATCTGTACCTCTTATTTTTCGAGCAAGGCCCCGCGTGAGCGCAAGGTCTGCATCGCCAAGTGGCCACCACGATACTGGAGTGGCCCGCGTGCCCGCCTGTTCGCGCCGGAAGACCCCAGGGCGGTCAACTGGCGGGCGGCGTACCTCAAGAACCTTGAGAGCCGCTTCCCCACGCCGGAAAGCCTCGAGCGCTATCTGGGCAGCGTCCTTGCGCTGACCCCGGAGCCCATCCTGTGCTGCTTCGAGGCCGACGCCTCGCAGTGCCACCGGCGAATCCTGGCCAGCTATCTCAAGGAGATGCTGGGCCTGGATGTGCCCGAATGGAAGGAGACCTCGCTGGAGCAGGGGAGCCTGCTCTAAAAAAGGTGGGGATAGGGCCCCGACCAAGAACACCGGAAGCCTATCCCCTCCGTTTGCAAAAATCAAACGGAGGCAGCCGTGGCTCATCACGGACGGGAATGAAGCCCCGCGATCCGGTACGGACGCGGGCATGTGGAGACAGTATGCCGAACGATGTGGAGGAATTGCTCGCCAGAAGCGCCAGCACAGACATCCAGGTCCTGCTGACCGCCAAGGAGAACGCCAAGCGGGCCGCGCTCGATGATCCTTCACAGGCGAACCTCGCCGCACTGGATCGCGCCTCCAAGATGCTGGAGAGTGCGATGGAGGCAACCAAAAACCTCAAGAACTGGCAGGCAGTGCTGGATCATGTGGCCGATAACGGCCGCAAACTCAGCAAGACCAAGCTGTACAGCGACATCAACCGGGGCCTTTTGCGCAGGCAGCCCGACGGCACGTTCCGCCTGCGCGACGTGCAGCGCTACATGGCCAGCCTGCCTACGGCCGGGACGCCGGATGCCCTTGTCCGCAAGGCTGCTGACAGGCAGCGCCGCAAGGAGGAAGCGGACATCCGTAAGGCAGAGGCCGCTGCGGAACGCGAGGAGTTCGACCTTGCGGTGAAGAAAGGGCGATTTATCGCCAAGGATCAAGTCTACGCGGAGCTGGCCGCACGGGCGGTGACGCTCTCTTCCGGGCTCAAGACGGCCTTTGAATCCCAGAACCTCGATCTGGTGTCGCTGGTGGACGGTAATCCCAAAAAAGCCGCCGCGCTGGTGGAGGCCCTGGAGCGCATCTGCGATGACGCGCTCAATGAGTACAGCCGGGAGATGGAATTTGAAGTTGTGCTTGAAGATCTGGAGCAGGCTGCCGAGGAGGTGACAGATGAACAGGAGTAAGAAGGGGGGCACGCCCCGGGGAGGGGCCCGCTGCCCGTACTGCAAGACGTTCTACATGCATGGCTCGATGGCCCGTGCCTGCCAGAAGACGTTCAAGTGCCGATACCATAACGCCCCCGGAGGGCTGCGCAAAGAGTTCATGGATGCCCAGCTCAGGACGAGCATCTGTGTCTGGTTCCTTGTGATAGCGCTGAAAAACAGTTCCGAGCGTCGTCTGCGCGCTCGCGCCATGTCTCTGGATGCCTGCATGGAGCCGCTCTACAGGGATTTGCGGGGCTTTTTCGGCTACAGCAACGCCGCGTTTGATGTATCGACCAGGCCGATCACACGCCTGCTTTTCAGCCTGTGGCCCTCTCGTCAGCCTGTGGACATCACGCATGTGACGGCGGTGTTCAGCGCGCTCGTCAGCGATCTGCGTTTCCGGCTTGGCCCCTTCTGGGCGAAATGCCCCCCGGAGATGCGGGCGCCGCGTCTTTGGGCCGGTATCGAGCGCCAGCTGGACGGCATTTACGACTACTGTGACCCTGACGGGACTGAGGATTATCCTCATGTGGATGAGGTGCAGCCGCTCTATGACAGGCTCCATGCCGCCATTTGGCCGTCGAGGCCTGCCCCGGAGATGCGTCTGTATCTCTCCGGGGAGCGGTTCTGGATCTCCGCCCGGACCAAGGCCGAGGCCCGCGAGATCCTGCGTGTTGAGACGGGCCTCGTGGGCCTGCCGGTGAAGGGCATCGCCCTGGGCGAACGGCTGTCCGATGGACGCACTGCCGGCGAGCTGCTTTCCCTGGCCGGTGGCAAGCCGGGCATCATCGCTCTGGCCCAGTGACGGGGGTGTGATGAAAGGCCAGCTTGAGCTGATGCCTCTGCCGCAGCCGGAGCCGGTGCGGCGGGTACGTCTGACGACGGCCCTGCCGCACTGGCTCCCTCCCGCCGTGGCCCATGCTGCCGCCGACTATCTGCGGCAGCATGGCGGCAGTATCAGCATCCGTTTCTCCAAGGGCGAAAAGAAGGTTCTGCGCCGTCGCCGTCCCATCCCTGTCAGCCAGTGGGCGGAGCGCCATCGTGTGGTGGAGATGTCCAGCATCCCCGGCAAATGGAAGAACATTTTTACTCCGTATCTTGTGGGCATCATGGACGCCGCCGGGACGCCGGGGGTGGAGACGGTCATCATCTGCAAGAGCCCTCAGACGGGCGGCTCGGAATCCGGCCACAATCTTGTGGGCTGGTGCATCGACCGCAGCCCCGGGCCGGTGATGTATGTGTTTCCCGACGAGATCACGGCCCGCGAGAATGCCAAGGACCGCATCATCCCCATGATCGAGACCTCGCCGCGCCTGCGCGAGTACATGACCGGCTACGGGGACGATGCCTCCAGCCTGCGCATCAATCTGGCGCACATGCCCATCTATCTGGGCTGGTCTGGTTCGGTGTCGCGTTTGGGCAACAAACCCATCCGCACCCTGATCCTGGACGAGCTGGACAAGTACAAGAACCCCAAGAACGAGGCCTCGTCGGAATCGCTGGCCGAGAAGCGCACCACCACATGGCGGCGGCGCGGGCGCTGCCATATCCTCAAGATCTCCACCCCGACCACGGAGGACGGCCCCATCTGGGTGGCTTTCACCCGCGAGGCCGGGGCGCGTTTCGACTTCTGGGTGCGCTGCCCGCACTGCGGCCTCTATCAGCTCATGGCCTTCGACCGCATCGGCTGGCCGGACAAGGACACGGATCGGGAGCCGACCGCCGAGGACGTGCTGGCCCGGCGGCTGGCCTCCTACCCCTGCGAGCATTGCGGGACTGTCTGGGATGACGGCGACCGTGACCGGGCCGTGCGCCGGGGGGAATGGCGCGAGCGGACCAGCGGCCTTGAGCTGTCGGCCCATCTGGCCGCCCACCGGCCCACCAAGCTGGGTTTTCATATCCCGGCGTGGCTGTCCTATTTCGTCAGCCTGTCCGAAGTGGCCGCTGCGGCCCTCAAGTACAAGGAGAGCGGCAAGCTGGACGACCTCAAGAACCTCCAGAACCAGTACAAGGCCGAGCCGTGGAAAGAGGAGCATGTGGATCGTTCCGAGGACGCCATCCTCGCCCTGTGCGATGACAGGCCGCGCGGCGCCGTACCCGGCCCGGTGGACGGCAGGGATCGTGTCTGCGTCCTGCTGGCCGGGGTGGATACCCAGGGCGGCAGCGCGGAGAAGGGGTATTTCCGCTATGTGATCCGCGCCATCGGCTATGGTGAGGAGGAAGAATCGTGGCTGGTGCAGGCGGGCACGGCCCCCACCTTCTCGGCGCTCAACGACCTGCTGTGGGGCTCCGTCTACCGTGACCCGCAGGGCCGGGAGTTCAGCGTCCGGGCCTGTATGATCGACGCCATGGGCGGCCGCACCAAGGAGGTCTATGCCTGGGCCATCAGGCACCGGGGGCGCGTGTTCCCGTGGCAAGGCGTGCGCAGCATGACCCAGCCCTATACGCCCGCGCCGCAGGAATATTTCCCGGACGTGCGCGGCAACAAGGTCAAGATCCCCGGCGGCCTCATGCTCTGGCGCTGCGACACGACGTTCTACAAGTCCGACCTGAGCCACAAGCTGGGCATCGCTCCGGACGACCCCGGAGCTTTCCACCTGCACAGCGGGGAGGGGGGTATCCTGGAGCAATATGCCCGCGAGATGTGCGCCGAGGTGTGGGACGATGAAAAAATGGCCTGGCTCAATCCGCACCACAGGCCCAACCACTACTGGGACTGCGAGACCATGATCCAGGCGCTGGCGCATATCCTCAACGTGCGGCAGCTCAAGCGTCCGGAAGAAAAAAGAGAGAGCCGCTCCGTACCGGTGCGGCAGGTGGAGAAGCTGCGCGGCTCACGACTGGCCGGCAGGTTCGGGAGGTAGCGATGAAGGAAAGGCTGAACTGGCGTGAGGCCTGCGAGGTTCTGGGATGCAGCAAAAGCACGCTTTACCGACTAGTTGCCAACGGGCAGCTGCGGGCCTTTGGTGTGGGCAGCCGTGGCCGCTGGTACTCCCGCACGGAATGCGAGCGATTTGTGCTGGAACGGGGCGTGGGAGGCTCCTTTTCACGAGGAACATATACGTTGCCGAAGAAAAAGGTGGGATCGTATGAGGTAATGTCATCTTGACAAAATATGTGTTTTATCCTATATTGTATTTAAGTCAAAGGGGAAAATATGCCGCCTGTCACCGTTATTTTTTATGCAAGAGAAAATGGCCAGGAACCAGCCAAGGATTTCATTCTTGGCCTGGATATCAAGATGCGCGCCAAGGTGTTGCGCACCATTAAGCTGCTGGCCGATAACGGTACAGATTTGCGTGAACCTAGCTCAAAATCTTTGGGAAGCGGGATTTTTGAATTGCGCATCAAGTTTGGCTCGGACATAACGCGTATCCTGTATTTCTTTTTTATCGGCCAAAAGGCGATTTTGACGAATGGTTTTGTCAAAAAAACGCAAAAGACTCCGGTCGGAGAGATTGAAAAAGCCCAAGCGTACAGAAAGGACTACATTACGAGAATGGGGAAAAATAATGACGCAATTTAATGAATTTCTTGAAGAGCAGTTGTGTGATCCCGTGTTGAAGAAGGAATATGATGCACTGGAAGCTGAATTTTCCATCATGCAGGCCTTGATCGATGCCCGGAAGCAAAGTGGCCTTACGCAGAAGCAGCTTGCGGAGCGTACCGGCATTGCCCAGGCCGACATCAGCAGACTGGAAAGGGGAACCGGCAATCCGTCATTGAAGACGCTGCATCGGCTGGCGGAGGGGATGGGCATGCGCCTGAAGATAGATTTCCAGATGCCTTGACATCCTAATCCGGGCAAGGTTCCCCATTAACGGAACGCTCAAAGGCCTCCATCAGCGCGTCCAGCCTGTCACATTCCGGCTTCGCCAGAATGATTTCACCGCATACCGGGCATTTGTCGCCTTCAAGCTGGAAAGAAGTCGTGCGTCCCTTCCAGGTGTAGGGTATGGCATGGACACCGTGGACAAGCTCCGTTGCACCGCATACAGGACAAAACATAGTTACAGCTCCTTGAACGAGACGGCAGACGTATTATCATGAGGCTAATCTGTCAGGCCTTGCCCAAGCAAGGAGAAAAAGGATACAACAGATTCGGCGGCCAGTGCTGGTAACGCTTGCCGCCGGTAGGCAATGCCCCCGAGTTTTGAGTTACTCGTTAGACGCCCCCGAAGGAATGCCCTCCTTCGGGGGCTTTCTGTTTGGGAGCCCGTCCACGACAGTTTCAACTGTTGTGGGCGGGCTTTTCGCATTTTTTTTGTATTTTGCCTCATTTTTTGTCCCAGTATTCCCAGTGTTCCCAGTATTCCCAGACACGCTAAAAAAGCTGTGATAATAGCAGTGGCATGTCTATGTGGACCCGTGAAGAACTCCTCTCCCTGCTTGCCGACTGGAAGGCCGCCTACAAGGCGGCCTCCACAGGCAAGTCGTACACCATCGGCAGCCGCACCCTGACCCGTTACGATCTGGACGAAATTCGTGCCCAGATCGACTGGATCAGCGCGGAGCTGGCCGCGCTCTCGCGTGGTCGTGGGCCTGTGCGCGTCGCCGCCCGGATCGTGAGGTAGCCATGCTGTACGATGCCCAGGGCAGACCGCTCTCCACGTCCCGGCGTATGCCGGAAGCCTCCCGTGACGCGGGGGCCTTCCGCGGCTCCCTGTCCCACTGGCGCGGGCCGCAGATCCAGAGCCGTGATGGGACTTCCCGCGAGCGCGAGGTCATCCAGCGCCGGGCGGCTGACCTCATGGCCAACGACTGGTCGGCCAATGCCACGGTGGACACCATCACCAGCAACGCGGTGGGCACGGGCCTGCTGCCCAAGGCCAGCATCCCGGCTGCCCGTCTGGGTATCGCGCCGGAGCAGGCCAGGGCTGTGGGCGAGGACATGGAATGGGCCTTCGACCGCTGGATGCGTGAGGCCGACGTGCGCGGCCAGAACCATTTTTTCGATCTGCAGGCATTGGGTCTGCGCTCCATCCTCTGCAAGGGCGAGTTGCTGCACCTAGCCGTCATGCTCCCGGAAAAGGAGCGTGTCGGCCAGCAGCGCCGCTTTTCTCTGGCCATCCAGGCTGTCACGCCGGAGCGGCTCCAGACCCCGACGGACATGACGACAGATCCCGACGTGCGCGACGGCATCCGTTATACGGCATACGGCAGGCCGGAGGGCTACTACATCGCCTGCCCGCCGCCCTCCGTTCTGGACAGCTGGCTGCGTGGCGGGGGGCTGCTTGCCAATGATTTTCGCTATGTGCGTGCCCGGCTGGGCCACCGCCAGCAGGTCTTCCACCTGTACCGCATGGAGGCGGACGAACAGGAGCGCGGCTGCTCCACCTTCGCCAAAAGCATCGCGTTGTTCCGCAACCTGTCCGACACCATCAACTTCGAGCTGTTCGCCCAGGTGATGGCGGCGCAGTTCCCGATCTTTATCGCCACCGAAGGCGGCGAGCTTCCCGGCTATGTGCAGGAGCAGCATGGCCTGGCCGAGAAAGAGGAAGCAGGGCCGACCTACTTCCAGAGCATCGAGGAAGGCCAGGTCTGGTACGGCAAGGAAAACGAAAAGCCCTATGTTCTGGAATCCAAGCGCCCGTCCTCCAACTTCGCCGCCTTCGTGCGGATCGTGCAGCGGGCGATGGCGGCGGCCCAGGGCATCCCCTACGAGAGCCTGACCAAGGATTTTTCCGAGACCAACTACAGCTCCATGCGGGCCGCGCTCAACGAGGCGTGGAAGGTCTACAGCTACTACCGCCGCTGGCTGGCGCGGGCGTACTGCCAGCCCATCTACGAGATGGTCATGGAAGAGGCGTGGTTGCGCGGCGAGCTTACGCTGCCGGCCGGAGCGCCTGATTTTTATGAAGCCCGCGACCTCTGGTGCAATGCGGACTGGATCGGCCCGGCCCGTGGCTTCATCGACCCGGTGAAGGAGATCTCGGCCACGATCCTGGCCCTGGAGAACCGCCTCATGACGTACAGCGAGGCGTGGGCGCAGCATGGCGGTGACTTCGAGGAGGGAATGGAAAAGCTCCTGCTGGAAGCCCCCCTGCTGCAAAAAGTGCGGCAGGCCCTGCCCCTTTCGGGCACGACCTCGCAGGCAGCGGCCTCCACGCCCGGACGCCGCACCGACGGCAATGACATGAACACCAAGGAGACGACTGATGACGACGCCTGATGGCCTGTGGGCTCTGGCCCCCCAATTCGCCGAGCAGGTGCTGTGCGACATCCAGGCCCGCATGACCTCCGGGAGGATGTCCGTTCCTGCCGGGCAGGAGCCCCGGCGTTTCAGCCTGCGGCGTGGTGTGGCCGTCATCAGCATCACCGGCGTGATCTCCCGCAAGGAGGGCTGGTGGGCTGATGTGGGGCAGGACGGCATCCGGCAGGCGCTGGATGAGGCCCGTCAGGATGAGCGTGTCCGGGGCATCCTGCTCTCCTTCAACTCTCCGGGCGGCGTGGCCGCCGGGGTCAAGGAGCTGGCGGACTACATCGCCAGCATCGACGACAAACCCGTGGCGGCCTATGCCGACGGGCTGACCGCGTCCGCCGCCTACTGGCTGGCATCGGCCACAGGCCGTGTCTACGCCCCGGCCACTGCCCAGGTGGGCAGTGTGGGCGTCATCTCCGAGATGCGGAACATCAGCGGCTTCCTCGACAAGATGGGGGTCTCCATCACCTACATCGCCAGCGGCAAGTGGAAAACGGCGGGCAACCCCGTGGAGAAGCTGACCCCGGAACAGACAGCCTATTTCCAGGAGCGCGTGGACGCCCTGCATACTGTTTTCAAGGCTGATGTGGCCCAACACATGGGCATCAGCCAGGACCCAGCGTGGACAGAGGCACAGATCCTGTTCGCCCAGTCCGCGCAGCAGCTTGGCCTCGTGACCGCCATTGTCCGGGACGAGGATCAGGCCATCAACCGGCTTTTGGAGGTAACGATGCCCGATAACAGTCCTGATGCCCCCGCGCAGGCCATGACGCGCGACCGTCTGGCCGCCGAGGCCCCTGAATTGCTTCAAGCACTGCTTGAAGAAGGCCGGGATTCGGCCAGCAACGATGGCGTTGAGTATGCCCTGAACGCCATGGAAACGGTGTGCGGCAAGGAAAAGGCCGAAGCCGTACGCGCGTTCGTGGCCCAGGCGAAAGAGCTGGGCCTGTCCGCAAAGCAGCTGGCCGGTCTCGGCAAGCTCATGCCGCAAGCCCCTGCCGCGCAGCAGCCCCCTGCGGAACCGCAGGACAGCAAGTCCGCCATCCTCAACACCCTGCAGGAGCAGAGCGCACAGGTGCTTCCTGCCGCTCCGGAAGCGCCCTCCACCAAGGGCAAAAGCAAATTGGTAGCGGATGCTGAACGGCGTCGCGCCGAAGTTTCCAAGTAGGAGGGACCCATGAGCAAAGTTATTGCCCATAGTTATGAGTTCGGTCTCCGTTTTTCCGAGCTCGTTATCCATGAAATAGACACCCGTTACAGCCGCGAGAAGGTCATGCTGGCCGCTTCGTGCGGTGATCTGGGCTTCGGGACGGTACTGACCCGTGATGCGGACGGCAATTATACCGCCCTCAAGGAAGCTGATGGCACCCTGGGCGATGCCAAGGCCGTGCTGATCCAGACCGCCCTCAATGCCGATGCCCCCCAGGAAGTGACCGTGCTGCGCGGCTACGCCATCATCAACAAGAACAAGCTGCTTTTCGACAGCAGCGTGGTCAAAAAGGAGGAAGCCGTGCAGGCCCTGCATGACCTGGGCTTTGCCATCCGCGCCATCGAGGAGGTGGAAGACGATGTTTAACTGGCCGGATACGTTTTCCGTGGTCGAGATGACCGATGCCGTCAACAAGCTGCCCCTGATGCCCCTGCGTTTCAGCGGCATGTTCGAGACATACGGTCTGCCGACCACGCACATGGCCTTCGACTGCAAGCGCGGCCGCATCATCCTGATTTCTGATTCTCCGCGTAACGCCGATCCTGAGTATGTGACCGGACAGACTGAAAAGCGTGAAACCAAAATCCTGAGCTGCACGCACCTGTCCCAGGCCGACACATTGGCCCCTGAAGACCTGCAGGACGTGCGGGCCTTTGGCTCCACGGAGCCTGTGACGGTGGAAAGCGTCATCAACGACAAGCTCTCCGCCCTCAAGCGCAATCTGGACATGACGCTGGAGTTCCACCGTCTGGGGGCCATCAAGGGCATCGTGCTGGACGCTGACGGCAGCACCGTACTGCACAACATTTTCGATACCTTCGGCGTGACCCAGAAAAAGCAGAATCTGAGCTTCCCCGCCGCTGTGGAAGCGGACAAGAACCCCATCCTGAGCGGCATCATGGCCGCCAAGCGCAAGATCGAGACGGCTATGGGCGGCAATCCGTTCACCGGCATCAGCGCCGTCATCGGCTCCAATGCCTATGACATGCTGACCAGCCACGCCCTCGTGCGTGACGCTTACAACCTCTGGGCCGCCAACCAGAGCAGCTTTGGCGATAACGATTACCGCCGTCGCGGCTTCCCCTATGGAGGCATCCTCTGGATCGAGGCCTCTGATGTGGTGGGCGGCCGCAAGCTGGTGGATGACGACAAGGGGCATCTGTACCCCACCGGTCCCGGCATCTGGAAAATGTATCATGCTCCCGCCAACTGGGTCGAGACGGTCAATACCCGTGGGCTCCCGTTTTACGCCCGCATGGACGAGCGAGGGCGCGGCCGTGGCTACGATCTCGAAGTCCAGAGCAACCCGCTCACCATCTGCATGTTCCCCGAAGCCCTCGTGGAACTGACCTTCAAGGCGGCGTAAAATGGCCGATTTCAGCATTGCCTACGCACCGCTGGCCGGCTTTGAGGGCGGCTGGTGCAACGTCCAGGGGGACAGCGGCGGCGAGACCTACGCGGGCATCGCCCGCCGCTACTGGCCGGGCTGGCCCGGCTGGAAGCTCATCGACGGCGAGAAAGACCACAGCTCGTTCGCCTCCGGGGCCAGCGCGTTTACGCGCCATCTGGCCACGGTGCCCGGCCTCTCCGATCTGGTGTCCGGCTGGTATCGCAGCGAGTGGTGGGATCGCCTCGGGCTCGCAGCCCTGCCGCAAGACCTCGCCAACGAGATCTTCGAGCAGGCGGTGAACCTGGGCAAGGGCGGCTCCGGCAAAAAGGTGCAGCTTGTCTGCAACGCTTTCAACCGTGCGAAGGCCGGAAACTCCCTGTTCGCCGACCTCAACGTTGACGGGGTCATCGGCCCCCGCACGCTTGATGCCCTGGCGGCCCTGCTGGCCAGGCGCACCGATGAAAAGGCCCTTGTGCATGCCCTCAACTGCATGCAGGGGGCGCACTACATCGAGGTCGCGGCCCGTAATCCCAGCCAGCGCAAATTTACCGATGGCTGGATGAAACGTACCCATTGTCCCGACTAGGAGGGATGCCATGAAAAAAAATCTCCTGACCCTGCTGTCCTGCCTCTGCTGCCTCTTTCCCTGCCTCGCTCTGGCAGCGGAGGCGGACACCGCTGTCCCCGGTGCCGACATCGTGGCCACCATCATCGGCTGGCTGCCGGAAAGCTGGGGCCAGTGGATCACGTTCGTGGTGACCATCTGCGCGGCCATTTCGGCCGTGTGGCCGCGCCCGGCTGACGACGCCAACGTGGTGGTGCGCTTCCTCTACACCGTGGTGAACGCCCTGGGCTTCAACGCGGGCAAGGCGCAGAACGCGGACGACGCGGCGGCCAGCCGCAGGCTGTGATGCCATGCCGGTCTGGGCACAGGCGCTCCTGCGGCTGGTGGTGGCGGTGGTGGCTTTTTTCCGCCGGGAGCGCGCGCGGTCTCGCACGGATGCTGTGCGCGCTGACCCTGGTGGTGAGTGGATGCGCAAATTCGGGGGCAGCGACAAGCGCGCTTCCCCCGGTGCCGATGACGCCGGGAGCCGTAGTAACGAATGAGTGGTGGTATGCGGAGGACGGCGGATTGACGCAGGTGGATGGCCAGTGGCTGCATCTGCCCGCGGATGAAGCTGGAGAACTGCTGCTCTGGATCGAGTGGGTGGAGGACAACCAATGACCACCTTGCCAGCGACAGGAGTGTCCACCGAGGTACTACTAGGGACGGCCAATGCATTGCTGTACGGCCTGGCCCTGTGGATGGGGCATGAGTGGTGGAAAGACCATAAGGCCCAGCACAAGCAGCTGGACGAGAGCATCACGCGCCTGTCCGAAGTGTATGCATCGAAAACCTCCGTGCATCGGGCACACAAGCGTCTGGATGATCTGGATGCCGTCACGGCGGATCATGCCGAGCGCCTGGCCCGGCTGGAGGCGATGCAGGAAATCAAAAGGGACTGCTCCTGCGAGAGGTAGCCCATGAGCTTTAAAGGACAGCTTGAAGAAGATCTGCACACGGTCTTTTTCAACCCCGCCGAGTTCGGCGAGCAGGTGGAGCTTGCCGGACATGAGGGCGTCCCGTGTGTCTACGAGCCGCTGGAACTCACCCCCAGCGAGGGGCACGACCGCCCCGCCGTCAGCTATGAGGGTGTGACCATCTATGTCGCTGCCGCCGATGTGCCGGACGAACTGCGCCCGCACCGCGAGACGACCTTCCGGGGACAGCGCTGGTTCGTGCTGGAATCCTCCTCCGGGGAGACCATGCGCACCATCAGGCTTTATCGAGAGAGGACATGACCATGGTGATGAGCAACTGGCAGCACATGGAGGATGAGTTTCTCCGGGTGACGACGCCCCAGCTCGACAAGACCGTGAAGCGGGCCATGAACGCCCTGATCGGCATGGAGCAGGTCCACAAGTCGCACGCGCTGCGGCGGGCGCTGGAAAAGTCCGTCCAGACCGCGCAGCGAGACGCACGGCGCACGGCGGCCACCACCTACACGGCCCGTCCCCGCAAGCGCTTTGAGAACATGGACATCGGCTACCACAGCGATGACGACGGTCAGGAAGGCGTGCTGGAGTTTACCGGTTCCTGGGGCCTGCACCTGTACCATTTCGAGCCGCTGCCGGCCATCCCCGGCAGGCGTCCGCGCGGCGGCGTGACCACCAAGGTGCATCAGAGCGGCAGGCGTTACGCGAAACGTCTGGACGGCTTCGATGCCCCCTTCATCATGCGGCGCAAACAGGGGGATTACGGCCTGTTCGCCCATGTGACAGGTACAGGCTGGGGCAGCGTGCGGGGAGCAGCCCGGGACGAACCGAAAAACCTCTGGAAGAACAGCGTGACGATGCTCTGGGGGCCGTCTCCCATCCAGGCACTTATGCCGGAAAAGACACAGCAGCGCATCATCGACCACGCATCCGGGGTTTTTACCAAAAATCTGCGCCGTGAAGTCGAGGCCCTGATGGCCAGTCTGACGAAGGGGTAGACCATGGCGACCACACGTCTGCTGTTGAAAGAAATTTGCGCGGCTGTCCGCGAGGCACTGGCCGACTATCCCTTCCCGGCCCCTGACGGCAGCTGGAGTGATGTCCGGGTGTTCCTGCACGGGCTGCCGCAGGAGCAGGGCGACGCCTGCTATCCCTTCGTCATCGTGCGCTGGATCAGCGGTTCGATGGAGGAGGAAACAGCCCAGGTCACGCGCCTGCGCGAGACTGTGGGGCTGGCCCTGGGCGTCTACGCTTCCAAGACGCAGGAGCAGGCGGGCATCCTGCTGGCCGAATTGCTGGATTGCCTGCGCCGCTCCCTTTGGAAGGGGCGCATCCTGGCGGGGCGCTTTGAGCTGGAAGAGCCGGTCAAGGCCGAGATCCCCACGCCGCGCACGCGCTGGAACGAATACCACCTGGCCACCATCGAGACCGTCTGGAACTACGTCTGGCCGTCGCGCGGCCTGGAAGAACTGACAAAAATGGAGAGACCATGAACCCTACGCAGTACATGTATCTGGGCCCCAACCGGCCTTTCGGGCTGCCGCTGGTGACGCGCGCGATCTTTCGCGGTGCCCCTGAGTACACGTTCCCGCAGCTGGCGGCCCTGTTCGCGCGGCACAAAGAGCTGCGCTCCCTGTTCGTCCCCGTAGCCGATCTGGCCACGTCCCGCATGTTGCTGGCGACGCCCGGCACGGCTTTGCACAAAGCCTATGCCGCCATCAAGGCCGCTTCGGACAAGGCCCGGAAGCAGTAGGAGGAAAGCCAATGCCTACCGGATACAAACATGGCGTTTATACCTCGGAGATCCCCACCAGCATCCTGCCCGCCCGCACCGTGGACAGCGCGGTCATCTTCGCCGTGGGCACGGCGGCCGTGCATATGCTGGCCGAGGATAAGGCCCGTCCCGTCAACGTGCCGCAGCTTTTTTACAGCTATGACGAAGCAGTGCAGGCGATGGGCTGGGATGCCGACCATTTCAGCGACTACAGCCTGCAAGAGCTGATCTACAGCCATTTCGCCATCTACCGCGGCGCGCCCGTGGTCTGCGTCAACGTTTTCGACCCCGAAAAGCACAAGAGCGAGGTCGCGGACGAAAGCCTGATCTTCGGCACGTCGGCCCTGGACAAGGACACTGCCCGTCTGGCCCACGGCGGCGTCAGTGCCGTGGAGCTGAAGGATGAGTTGGGCGAGACCACCTATGAGGCGGGCACCGACTACAGCGTGGATGCCGTCAGTGGCCTGCTGACCCGTCTGGCCGATGGCAGCATCCCCGAAGGCGGCACGGTCAAGGCAGGCTACGTCTATGCCGACGTGAGCAAGGTCACGCCGGAAGACGTGATCGGCGGCATCGACCCCGCCAGCGGGCAGGGCACCGGTCTGGAGCTCATCGACGAGGTGTACCCGCGCTTCCGCCTCGTGCCGTCCATCGTGGTGTCTCCGAAATACTGCGAAGATCCGGCGGTGGCCGTGGTCATGGCTGCTAAATGCGACGGTATCAACGGCCTGTTCAAGGCCATCTGTCTGGTGGACATCCCCAGCAGCGGCGACAATGCCGTGACCAGATACAGCGACGTGCCCGGCTACAAGGAGCAGAACAACCTCACCGACGGCCTGATGGTGGTCTGCTGGCCCAAGGTCAAGCTGGGCGATAACGTGTACGGCCTCGCCACGCATCTGGCCGGGGTCATGGCGGCCACGGACGGCGATCATGACGGCATCCCCTACGCCAGCCCCAGTAACAAGCGGCTGGACATCACCTCCAGCGGCTATGTGGGTGCTGATGGCCAGTGGAACGAGCTGTGGCTCGACCTGACCAGGGCCAACTACCTGAACGGGCAGGGCGTCTACACGGTCAGCAATTTTGACGGCGGCATGAAGACCTGGGGTGGCCGCATGGCCTGCTATCCCAGCAATACCGACCCCAAAGACGCCTGGGACAGCGTGCGCCGCTTTTTCAACTGGCATCAGACGCAGTTCATCCTGACCTATTTCGCCAAGGTGGACGAGCCGCTGACCCGCCGTCTGGTGCAGACATTCCTCAAGAGCGAGCAGATCAAGCTGGACGGCTACACCGCCCGCGAGATCATCCTGGGCGGCAGCATCACCTTTGACGAGACCGAGAACCCCGTGACCGACCTCATCGACGGCATCATGCGCTTCCACCTGCGCATCACGCCGCCCGTGCCCGCCCGCGACATCGAAGCCATCTATGAGTTCGATCCCGACGCCCTCAACGCGTTGTTCGGTTAAGGAGGCCTACCGTGGGAAAGTATCTCCCTGAACAAACAATCGCTTTCCGCATCTATCATGACGGTACTGACCAGATCGGCGTGGCCACCATCGACCTGCCTGAGCTGTCCTACATGACGGAAAGCCTGTCCGGTGCCGGCATCGCTGGCGAGATCGACAGTCCGACCCTTGGCATGACGGAATCCATGACGCTGAAGATGTCGTTCAATTCCGTGTATCCCGAAATCTACAACATGCTGGACTGGACGCGTTCCAACTTGTTCGAATGCTACGCCGCCGTGCAGATGAGCGATCCGGCCACGTCCATGCGCACCTCTGTGCCCCTGCGCGTCAACGTGGTGGGCCGTGCCAAGAGCTTCCCCCTGGGCAGCCTTGAACCCGGCAAGAAGCAGGGCAACGAGCAGGAACTGGAAGTGACCCGTCTGGAAGTGCTTCTGGATGGCGAGGAAAAGCTGCTCATCGACAAGCTCAATTTTATCCATCGCGTGGACGGCACGGATCTGCTGGCCACGGTGCGCGCCCAGATGGGCCTGAACGTCTAAGGAGGACACCATGAGTGAAAATCGTATGCAGACCGTGAAGCTGTCCGCTCCCCTGCAGGTGGGCGGCAAGGAAGTGTGGGAGCTGACCGTGCGCCAGTCCACTGTCGGGGACGAAGAAGACGGCATGCAGGACGCCGTAGCGATGCGCAAAGGCAACAATCCGTTGACGGCGGAGATGGCCATGCTGGCCCGCATCACGCGAGTTCCCTATGACGCCATGCGCGGCCTGAGCAGCGGCGATTATCTCAAGCTGCGGAACGCGTTCAACGCCTTGAACGGCACGGGCGAATCCCAGGAAAACCCTACGCCGGAAGCGGCTGGGATGCAGGAACAGGCCTAGCTGAGTTGAGGCAGGGGATGGTGGCCCTGGGCAAGATCACCCATTGGTCACGCTCCGAGATCCGGGCCATGAGCCCGGAGGTGTTCACAAGCTATCTTGATGCCGCCGCCGCCGTCGAAAAGACGGCCAGCGGCGGATAAAGGGTATCATGGCCAAAGAAGTTTCCGTTTCTTTCAAGCTGGGCGCGACCCTTGCCGGGAGCTACCGCACAGCGTTCCAGGATGCCGCCGGCCAGGCGCGCATGGTCTCGCAGGCTATCCGCGAGATGGGCAACACGCCCGTGGGACAGCTGGGCGCGGCTCTGGAAAAACAAGGTGCCAGGCTCACCGGTCTGGCCGGAAAGCTGGAGCAGGCGGAAGCCAAACTGGCCGGTCTGCGGGCCCAGGCCAACAGCGCCGGGGCCGCCTCTTCCCGTTTCGCCTCCCGCATCAAGGCGGCGGAAAGCCGGGTATTCGACCTGACGGCAGAGCTGGAGCTCAATCAAAAGGAAATGCAGGGACTTGCCCTGCAGGCAGGAAAGGTCAGCGGTAGCGTACAGGCCCTGCAGGCTGATTACGCGGGGCTCGTGAGGCGCATGGATCAGGCGAGGGCGGCGCGGTCCGCCCTCCAGGCCCACATGGCCAATTCCCGCGCCTTGCAGGCTGAGCGGCAGGATCTGCAAAGCCGGTTGCTGGGCACGGCAGCTGTAGGGGCTACGGCCGCCATCCCGGTCAAGCTGGCCGTCAGCGCGGAAGACGTGTTCGCCGACTTGCGCAAGGTCATGGATGCGCCGGAAGAGGTCATGCAGCAGCTGTTTGCCGATGCGCAGGCCATGTCCAGTCGCACCGGAAAGAGCTTTGAGGACATCGTGGCCATCATGACGGCGGCGGCCCAGGCCGGGCTGGGCAAGACCCGCGAGGAGATGCTGGGCGTGGCCGAGCAGGCCACGAAAATGTCCATCGCCTGGGGCGTCAGCGCCGAACAGGCGGGCAAGTCGTTGGCCACATGGCAGGCGGCAATGGGCCTCACGGCGGAGCAGTCGCGCCACACGGCGGACGTCATCAATGCACTGAGCAACGAGATGAACGCCGAGGCCGGGGAGATCGACCAGATTTTCACCCGCATGGGGCCGTTGATGAAGGCCTCAGGCTTCTCGACGCAGAACATCGCGGCTCTGGCCACGGCTTTCAAGGCCGCCGGGGCCGAAGTGGAAGTGTCGGGCACCGCCATGAAAAACTTCGTCAACGTGCTGGCCGCTGGCGAATCCGGCCTGACCGATGCCCGCAAGGGCATCTACAAATACCTCCAGATCGACCCCAACGAGCTGCAAAAGCAGCTCCAGACCGACGCTATGGGCGCGGTCATGCGCGTGCTGCAGGCCCTCCAGCGTGTGCGTCCGGAGGAGCGCAACTCCATCATGGGGCAGCTGTTCGGCCAGGAAAGTCTGGCCGCCATCGCGCCCCTGATGGCGGAGTACAAGACGCTGCTCAAGGCGGTGAACATCGCCAACAGCGATGTGGCCGGTTCCGTGGATCAGGAATACGCCAACCGGATGAAGACCACGGCCACCTCGCTGGCCAGATTCACGCAGAGCGCCCGCAATCTGGGCGTCACGATGGGCACGGCGCTGCTCCCGGTAGTCGGAGCTGTGGCGGAAGGGGGCGCGTCCGTCCTCAATGTGGTCCGCGATCTGGCCCGGCGTTTCCCGCGTCTGACCGGCGTGGTCATGGGCGCAGGCGCGGGCATCGCCACGCTGGCTGTGGGCGGTGTGGCCCTGGGCCTTGTCCTCAATGTGCTGCGCACAGCGGCCAACGGCTTCGGCGGCATGCTGCTGCGCATGAATGCCGCCCAGCTCGCGGCAGCCGGTGGCGCGCGGACGCTGACCTTCTGGCAGCGGGCCTCGTCTCTGGCCTCCCTCTCGTGGCGGGATGTTCTTGCCGGTGTGGGGGGCAGGCTCATGGCCCTGACCGGCCTTCTGCGCGGTACCACATTGTCCACCATAGCCCTCGGCACAGGCCAGCGAGCTTGTACCGCCGGTGCCGCGATCCTCTCCGGTGGGCTTCGTCTGGTGGGCGTGGCCCTGCGTTTCGCCATGGGGCCGATGGGCGTGGTATTCACGGCTGTGACCGTGGCCGCCGGTCTCATCATCGACAACTGGAGCACGGTCGGCCCGTTTTTCCACTCCCTTTGGAGCGGCATCGTGAGCGTGTTCCAGTGGGCGTGGGGCATCATCAAGGGGATCATGGAGTCCGTGGCCGAGGCCGCGACCTGGATCGGAAAAAAGATCGACGAGATGCCCGTGCTGGGCAGCGCCAAGCGCGGCATCGGCAAGGCCATCGGCTGGTTCAGCGGCGATGATGAAAAGGAGCAGCCGGCGGCCAATGCCAAGGCTGCGGCGGAGCAGAGCGCCGCTCCCAATGCCAGGGCCGCAGCGGACAAGGCCTCTGCCGCCGAGGCGCCCCCAATGCCCGATTTGCCCAAGGCGCCGGATACCAAAGCCTCAGCGAGTTTGCAGGGACTGGCCGCCGGGGGCGGCGACGAAGAATATTTCAAGCAAAGCTTCAATGATTTTATGGCGGCCGAAGAGGCGGCCAAGAAAAAAGGCAAAAATGGCGGCGGGTCACGCGCTGCCGGCGGCACCACTGTGGTCACGCTGGCCGGGGACAACTCCCGTCCGCAGAGCCTGTTCTTCCCGGCGGGCAGCCGTACCGGTGTCCCCCTGCCCACGACCGCGGGCAGGTCAACGCCCCTGTCCCGAACGGTCGCCGTGGCCGCTCCTGTTCAGACATCCGGCCGTGTGGGCACGCCCACGGCTCTGCCGCAGACGCCAGCCCGTCTGGCCCGGCGCGGCGGCACTACAGCCCAGGCTGCCGGGAGCAACGGCCAGATCATGGTGGATCTGACCCAGAATTTTTCGCTTATGTCGTCCGACCCGCGCGCGGTGCGCCGGGTGCTGGAGAGCATCAAGCCCGACATGGAGGCGCTTATCCGCCGGGCGCTGGACAAGATCGCCTCAGACCGCAGGAGGACGGCCTATGCCTAGTGAATACGTCAGCCGTCAGGGTGAGGCGTGGGACCAGATCGCTCTGGCCCGCCTTTCCGGTGAGCGTCAGATGGGCGATGTGCTGGCCCTCAACGCGGATGAGCTGGACGCGCTGCTGCTCTCCGGGGAGACGCGCGTCAGCGTGCCGGAGCAGGCCGTTGCCGAGCGTGTACGCAGCCTGCCGCCGTGGGAGCGTATGTGATGCGCCGCGCACGGGTAGAGATCAGCATCCAGGGCAAGGACGTGAGCATGGATCTTTGGCCGCACCTTTTGTCCCTCTCCTACACGGACAAGGCGGACGATGAGCTGGACGACCTCCAGCTTACCCTGGAAGACCGCGAGGGGCTCTGGCAGGGCGACTGGCTGCCCAAGCACGGCGACCTCATCAGCGTGGTGATCGTGGCCGGCAATTTCCGCGCTCCCGGAGAGGAAGAACTGGATTGCGGCGAGTTTGAGGTGGACGAGTTGGCCTTGGAATCCTCCCGCGACGGCGGCGATGTGGTGACCATCAAGGGTGTCCCGGCGGCGGTCAAATCCAGCCTCATGCTGCAAAAAAAGACGCGGGCTTGGGGCGACGTGCCCCTGTCCACGGTGGCGGCAGACGTGGTGGGGCCTGCCGGGCTCGATCTGCTCTACAAAGCTCCGGAGATCGTTTTCGGGCGCGTGGAGCAGCGGCAGGAAGCCGACCTGGCCTTCCTCCAGCGCATCTGCAAGGAGCAGGGCCTGCGCGTGGCCGTGAAGAAAAATCTCTGCGTCATCTACTCCGGGCAGGCGGCCGACCAGCTGGAGCCCCTGGAACTCAAGCGCGGCGAACTGGCCGTGGAGCGGGCCGGTTTCAAGCGCACGCTGGACGGCGTCTACACGCAGTGCGTGGTGGGCTACACCGATGCTGCCAGCTCCGAGACCACGGAGAAGAGCTATCAGCCGGAGCTGCCGCCCACCACGGGCCGGGTGCTGACCATCAACAAGCGCATCGAGCATCCGGCGCAGGCCGAGCGCGTGGCCATCGCCGAGCTGCGGGCCAAAAACTGTCAGGAGATGACCGGATCTTTTGAATGCATGGGGGATACGCGCCTGCGGGCGGGCACGGTGCTGCGCCTCACGGGCTGGGGCAATTTCGACACGGATTACATGATCCAGCAGGCCACGCACAGCCTGGGCCGCGACAGCGGCTACCGCACCAGCGTGGAGCTGGTCAAGGCGCTGGACTACTAGGGGCGGACATGGATCAGGATCTGCGACAGATCAGACGGGAGATACGGCCCATTTTTCTGCTGCTGGCAGCGGGCTTGCTGTTCGTGGCCGCCGGTGGCTGCTGGCTGGTGCTGGAATTATGGGGGTACTGCCATGAGTGATGTGCAGGACGTGCTGGCCCAGACCATCCGCGTGGGCTTTGTGACGGCCCGCCAGCCGGAAAAAATGCGCGTGCAGGTGGAGCTGCGGGACACGGTGACGCAGCCCCTGTCCTCCACATGGCTGCCGGTACTCTGTCCGCGGGCCTCCGGCGATCTGGCCTATGACCTGCCCGACGTGGGCGATCAGGTGTTGTGCCTGTTCCTGCCCTACGGGCTGGAGCAGGGCTTCGTTGTCGGCGCCATGTACGGCAAGGCCAGCCCGCCGGTTTCCAGCGGGGACAAGTGGCACCGGAAATTTTCGGACGGCACTGTGCTGGAGTACGACCGGGCCGCGCACAAGCTCACGGCCCAGGTGCAGGGCGATGTGGCCGTAAAGGCCACCGGCAGCGTGCAGGCCGAGGCCACCGGCGATGTCAGCGTCTCCAGCGCGGCCAGCCTGACGCTCATGGCTCCGGCCATGCAGCTGGGCGGCACCGGTGGCAGCACGACCCAGGCGGCCATGCAGGGCACGTTCCGGCTGGAGAATGGGGACATCATCGTGGAGGGCGTTTCCTTCCTGCATCACGTCCACGACTGCCCGCACGGCGGTCAGACAGGGGAGCCGCACTGATGTACCAAGGGCTTTTGGGCACGTTCCCGTTCACTGTGCTGGAGCAAGAGGTCTGCACCTTCCGCGACCTCAAATTTTCGCGCGAGCAGGTCTATGCCGAGCATCGGGTGCTGGCCGGCATCCCCTGTTTGCAGCACATGGGCCGTAACCTCGACCCGGTATCGCTGACCGTGCAGATCGTGCCCCTGACGCCCGTCTCCACCGTGGGCCTGCGTCTGCGCCTGCTGGAGAGCGTGGCGGCCAGCGGCGATGAGATGGCCCTGGTCATCGGCCTCAAGTATTACGGCCTGTATGTGTTGAAGTCCTACGAGATCACCCACCGCCAGCTGCACTACGGCGTGACGCTTTCCGCCGAGGTCCAGCTGGCCCTGCAGGAGTACAACTGATGCCCCCCATCACGCTCACCGTGGACATGGCGCAGCGCCAGCACATCCAGATCGGCGCCACCGGTCTGGCCGGTCTGGCGCAGGAGATCCGCATGGTGCTGGCCACGCGCAAGGGCTCCGTGCCGCTGGATCGTGATTTTGGCCTCAGCTGGGATCATGTGGACAGGCCGATGGGCGAGGCCATGCAGTACATGGTGGCCGAGATCGGCCAGCAGCTGGAGCGCTATGTGCCGCGCATCCGGGTGCGGGACATCTCGTTTTCCAGCAACGACGCGGTGGAGGGCCAGCTCATCCCCCGCGTGACCGTCGAGATCAGGGAGGAGTACCGTGACGATTTCCAGTAGCGTCGATCTGCGCGCCCTGCCTGCCGTGACCTTCGCGCCCCTGTCCGCGGCCGACATCGAGGCATCCATCCTGACCACTTACGAGGGCCTGACCGGCGTGAGCCTCCAGCCCGGCGATCCGGTGCGACTGTTCCTGGAATCTCTGGCCTATGTGGTCAGCGTCCAGAACCGGCTGCTCAACCTGACCGGGCAGCAGGGCCTGCTGGCCTATGCCCAGGGCGCGCACCTCGACCATCTGGGCGCGCTCATGGGCGTGGCCCGCATCCCGGCGCAGTCCGCCCGTCTGAGCCTGCGTTTTGTGCTGGGCGAGCCCCTGGGCTTTGCCGTGCCCATCCCGGAGGGAACGCGCGTGGCCACCAAGGACGGCCAGATCGCGTTCGCCACCATCGCGGACAGCGAGATCGCCGCCGGCGAGCTGCAGGTGGATGTGGCGGCCCTGTGTACCACCTCCGGCGCGCAGGCCACGGGCCTCGTGCCCGGACAGGTGACGCAGCTGGTGGACCCCATCCCCTATGTGGTGAGCGTCAGCAACACCACCACGTCGGTGGAGGGAGCCGACATCGAGGATGATGAGCGCCTGCGCGAGCGCATCCGCCTTGCCCCGGAGACATACACCGTGGCGGGCAGCACCGGTGCCTACGAGGCCCGCGTGCTGGCCGTGAGCGCCGACATCGAGGCCGTGTCCGTTACCTCCCCGGAGCCGGGCGTGGTGGACGTGCGCTTTGTGCTGGCCGGTGGAGAGCTGCCGGACGAGGCCATGATCTCGATGGTGCGCGAGGCCCTGTCCGACGAGACCGTGCGGCCCCTCACCGACAGGGTGGATGTGGCCGCGCCTGAGACCGTGGACTATGCCGTGTCCGGGCGCTGGTATCTCCGCCGCAGCGATGCCGTGCTGCTCTCCGGGGTGACGGCCGCCGTGGCCCAGGCCGTTGAGGACTGGCGGCTGTGGCAACGCTCCCAGCCCGGGCGCGACATCAACCCCACGCGGCTCATCGCCGCCGTGCAGGCCGCCGGCGCCAAGCGCGTGGAGCTGGATGCCCCGGCCTTCCGCGCCCTGGAGCCCACGCAGGTGGCCCGCGAGACCGATATTTCCCTGCTGTTCGGCGGTCTGGAGGATGAGTGATGGCCCGCCGCCTCGGTTCCACTCCCTTCCGTGAGCTGCTGCCCGATTCCCTGAGCGGCGATGCCTCCATGCGCGCCGCCGCTGCCGCGCTTGATGGCGTGCTGGATGCGACGACGCGCGCCATCCCGGGTGTGCTGCTGTACGCCCGCCTCGCGCATGACACGGGCTTTGTGGAGCCCGTGGCCATGCTTCCGCCTCTGGCCAGACTGTCGGAGCTGTCCGGCGGTCTGGCCAGCCTCCCGGAGCCTGTACTGGACGTGCTGGCATGGCAGCTCCATGTGGAGGGCTACGAGGCGGCTGTGGATCTGGCCGCCAAACGCCAGCTCATCGCGGGCAGCCTGCTGCTGCACCGGCGCCGGGGCACTCCCTGGGCTGTGCGCACGGCGCTGGAGACGGCCCTGCGCCTGCCCACGGTCATCCGCCAGTGGTGGGAGTATGAGGGGCGTCCGTACTTTTTCCGCGTGCGTCTGGACGTTAGTGAGGCCGGTCTGGATGAGACCGGTGTGACCGACGCCATGCGGCTGATCTTTGACTACAAAAATGTCCGCAGCTGGCTGGACTGTCTGGAGACCGTCACCACCCGGCCCCTGCCTGTCAGCATCGCTGTGGCCGGGATCATGCGGACCATGAACCGGGTGCGCCTCTGGTTTCCCCCCAAGCCGGTGCCGTCCGGACGCGTCCATGTGGGGCTGGGCAGCACGCGCTACTCCCGGAGCGTCATCCGGCCCTGGACACCGCCCCGGCCTGTCCCTGACCTGCGCGGACGCATCGCTTTTGCCATCATCTCACAAAGCCGGAGTATCGTATGCCCCAAACCCTAGCCACTGTTCCCGGCGGTCTGGAGGATACCCAGACCGTCCCCGGTGTCGCCACCGACACCCCTGAGTATTATTGCCTGCTCACCAAAGCCGGGGCCGTGCTGGAGGCCGCGGCCCACGCTGCCGGTAAGCTCATCCGCCTCAGCGTCATCGCGGTGGGCGACGGCAACGGCGAGGTCCCCGTGCCCGCCGACGATGCCGTGGATCTCGTGCACGAGGTCTACCGCCGCCCCATCGACAGCCTGAGCCAGGATGCGGAGGACCCCAACGTCTGCTGGGCGCACATCGTCATCCCGGCCACGGAGGGCGGCTTCTGGATACGCGAGTTCGGCATTTTTGCCGAGCCGCTGGAAGAGGGCGGCCAGCCCGTGCTGTTCGCCTACGGCAACCACGCCCCATTCTACAAGGCCAAAAGCGTGCTGGGCCAGGCCACCACGCACGAGCTTTCCGTGCCGGTCATCATGTCCGGCACGGCCGAGGTGCAGATCATCGTCAGCGAGAGCGGCTATGCCTCGCGGCTGGAGCTGCTCCAGATCGCGGGCGTGGTGGAGGATCTGCGTCATCCCCGGGAGGCCGTCTGGACGCTGGATGAGGCCGTGGAGGATGGCGGCACGCTCACTCTGCCGGAGGGGGTGGCCTACCTCCCCGGAGAGCATCTGCTGGATGTGTTCTGGGATGGCGTGACCTGCTATCCGGGCCAGCAATATGAAGAGATTTCTTCGGCCGATGCGCTGGAATCGACCGCGATCCGCCTGCTTTTCGCTGCTCCGGCCGGGAGCGAGATGCGGGTGCTGGTGCGGGCCTACAGCAGCATCCAGCCGAAGCTGGAGGGCGTGGAGGTGCCGGAGGGCATCGCCGAGCGCGTGGACGCGCTGGAGACACGCCTCGAGGACGTGGCCGCGAACGTGGCCTATATCGACAACCCCTCTCATGAGTAAGGAGAAAACTCATGGCTGAACTGTTCAAGATGAAACTGCTCGACGCCAACAAGAACCAGATCCTGCCCGAAACCACCGCCGAACAGGTCAAAACGGCCGACGGCAGCAATGTCGAAACCAAGCTGGCATCGCTGCAAACCGCCGTCAGCGGCAAGGTGCCCTGTTATGTCGTGAACGATATCGCCGCCCGTGACGGTCTGGAGAGCCCGAAGCAGGGCGACCTGTGCTGGGTCAAGGATGCCACGGCTGATGAGACCGTCAGCACCGGCGCGGCCCAGTACATCTACGACGGCAGTGCGTGGGTGAAGATCGCCGAAGCCGAAAGCATGGATATGATCGTCAACTGGGCCGACATCCAGGGCAAGGAAGCCGTTGAAACGGCTATGGCCAAGGCCCACGAACACGCCAACGCCGACATCCTCAACGGCATCTCCGCCAGCGGCGACACCATGACCGTCAACGGCAAAACGTACTACTCCGGTCGCATGGTGGCCATCATCGAAAACGGTGGCGAGATCCCCGCGGATATGAATCCCAACGGCATCGTGTTCGAGAAGGCCGCCGTCTAGGGCAGGGGGGAGTCCTGTGTCGTACATTGTTCGTGATGCCAGAGGTCAAAAGATAGGTATGCTGCCGGACTCCCTCCGCGTAGCCCAGGCTGCCGAGCTGCGCTCCCCTGCCGGGAGCCGCTCGGCAGCCATCGAGGCCGGCACGCAGTTCACGGTGCCGCAGTATGAGGTGGGCAGCGTGGCGCTGGAGGTCTTTTTGGACGGCGTCGCCTGCATGATCGGCGAGCAGTACGCCGAGGTCGGCAGCAAGGGCCAGACCAGTACGAAAATCACCTGGAATATCGAAGTCGCCACGGATCGGGACATCCTGGTCCGCTGCAAGTAGGAGGTCAGCCATGTCGTTTCCCGGAATCATCCGCCGCCTGTTCGCCAACAATGGGGCAGGCCCCCTGCTCCGGGGGGATATCATCCCGCCCTGTTATGCTGTGTGCTCAACTGCTGCGGGCACGGCGGCAAAAACCGTGTCTATCCCCGGGATTACGCTCAAAACGGGCGTGGAGATCACTGTTCGTTTCAGTGCCACGAATACCGCAGCCAATCCGACGCTTAACCTGAACAGTACCGGGGCTAAAGCTATCCGCTACCGCGATGCGGCCATTTCCGCTGGTTATCTGGCGGCCAACCGTACATATCGTTTCGTGTACGACGGTACCTACTGGCAGCTGGTGGGCGACGTAGACACCACCCCAGCGGCCTCGACCGCCGCGCCCAAGGATCTCGCTGAGGCGGCAGCGGCCGGCACGTCGAAAAACTACGCGCGTGAGGATCATGTCCACAAGCTGCCGGAATCGGTCGGTAAGCTGTCGACGAAACGCACCATCGACGGCGTGCAATTCGATGGTGAGGCCAATATCCATCATTATGGCGCGTGCTCCACAGCCGCAGGCACGGCGGCCAAGACAGTGGCTCTCTCGGGTTTCGTGCTGGCCACTGGCGCGGAAGTCACCGTCAAGTTTTCGGCCACGAACACGGCAGCCAACCCGACGCTGAACGTCAACAGCACCGGGGCCAAGCCCATCCGGTATAAAAATGCCGCTGTGCCGTCCGGCTATATCGTGGCTAACAAAACGTACCGGCTCGTTTACGATGGCACCTATTGGCAGATCGTCGGCGACGTGATTGCAGAGCTGCAGGCGCAGATCGATGCACTCGCCCAGCAGCTCGCCAGCCCCTGGGACTGCATTCCTGTCGGCATTCCCATCCCGGTGGTAGGGGTCAAGTTCGGTGGCTCGGATGGCCGTCGTGCCATCATGCCGGGGGAATCGAAGGCGCGAGAAAACTGGATCATCTGCGACGGTGGCAGTGACGGTAATGGCGGAAACGTCCCGGATCTCAAGGGGCGTTTCATTTATGGGGCTGATGACGAGCACGCAGCTGGCTCTACTGGCGGCTCTGCGACCCACACACACAGTATTTCCGGCACTGTCGGCGAGACAACGCTGACGGAAGCGCAGCTCGCTAAACATCGGCACTCGATGTCCATGGGAGATGGTAATAATTTTACTAACATACGAGTACAGGCGCGAGATAATCCCGAACGTGGAACAAATTACACCGGCTACACCGGAGGATCGCAGCCCCACACCCATAGCTTGTCCGGGACAAAATCCGGGGCCGCCAGCAGCCTGCCGCCGTACTATGCCGGGCAGTATGTGATCCGCGTCTGAGCCCCGGTAGACGCAGGGTTGAGGGTGGTGGCCGGGTGTTTCCGGCACTGTCGGCGAGACCACGCTTACCGTGGAGCAGCTGGCCAGCCATACGCATGCTACTCCAGCAGGGAGGGAGCAAACAAACAGCATCCATGGTAACGATCTAAATGTCATTCGTCTTGACGGAAAAACTGGGGCGACCGGCGGCTCTCAGTCCCATACGCATAGCCTGTCCGGGGTTAAATCTGGAGCCGCCAGCAGCCTGCCACCGTACTACGCCGGGCATTATGTAATCCGCGTCTGAGCCCCGGTAGACGCGGGGTTGAGGGTGGTGGCCGGGTGTTTCCGGCACTGTGGGCAGCACGACCCTCACGGAAGCCCAAATGCCGAGTCATGCGCACCTGCCGAGCAACAGGTCGACCTTTGTCACTGAAGGCGGTAATGGCGAAGCCCAAATTAATGCAACTCCCCAGTACAAAACATACTCCATTTGCAAATGGACGGATACGACAGGGGCAAGCGCATCCCATACCCACGCGCTGGATGGAGCATCTGGGGAGGCGTCCTCCCTGCCTCCGTATTATGCCCTTTCGTATATCATGCGGCTCTCCTAATCCGGCAGCAGGCGCGGTCTGCGGGACCATGACCGGGTTTTTCCGGCACTGTTGGCGCCACGACGTTGAGCGTGGCGCAGCTGGCAAGCCACAATCACATACAGACGTCTGGTAACTACTCTGGAGATAATGGAGCCCCAGCAGCAGGTTGGGGGACAAAGCAACAAACTAGCTACACTGGGAATACAGGCAGTAACCAAACCCATACCCACAGCCTGTCCGATGTTAAATCAGAGGCCGCCGACAGCTTACCGCCGTACTATGCACTTAGCTACATCATACGATGCGCATGATGTACGACAGGGCGTAACAGGGAGGCAGGTTTGAGGCGCTGCCAGACTTAGCCTCAGACAGACTATGCGTATGGGCTTGAGAGCCGCCTGTTGCATCAGTCGTTTGTTTGCCCGAATTCGCACTGCCTTTTGCCTCTGCGATATTGCCATAAGTGCCTTTACTGAAGGTATGAGTATGGCTGGCCAGCTGCTCGACGGTGAGCGTGGTCTCGCCGACAGTGCCGGAAACACCCGGCCACCACCCTCAACCCCGCGTCTGCCGGGGCTCAGACGCGGATCACAAAATGCCCCGCGTAGTACGGCGGCAGGTTGTCGGCAGCCTCGGAGCTGGCACCGGACAGGCTGTGGGTGTGGGACTGGCTGCTGCCCGTGGGGCCTGTTGGCCAGTTTGTGAGCCCGGCACTCCCACCTCCGACATACCCCCCAGCGCCCACACTCACATTAGCGTGCGGCGTCGTGTGTGTATGGCTAGGCATCTGCGCCACGCTCAACGTCGTGACGCCGACAGTGCCGGAAAGATTTTTTAACCCGCCGCAATGCGGCAAAAAATAAGGAGAAAAGACATGTCCAGAGTAACCGTTGTTCCTGCGGACAGGCTCGTGATCGTGGACGATCAGGCCCTGACCTTTGATTTCAACGCTCCGGAGCGCATGCACGCCCTGCAATGGGATGGGAAGCAGGGCCACATCGAATGGAAAGGCTACGGCCATGAGCAGCCCCGCAATGAGCTCCTGACCGCCGACAGCTACGCGGATCGGGTCGCGCCGTATGTGGAGCTGTGGAAAGAAGAAAAAGCCCGTCTGGAGCAGGCTGCCGCCGAGGCCGAGGCGGCCCGTCTGGCCGAATACAACAGCGAGGAGGCCCGCTTCGAGCGCCTGCGCTCCGAGCGTGACCAGCGTCTTGCCGCCACGGATTACCTGCTGATGCCGGACTATCCCCTCTCCGATGACCAGCGCACCATCTTGCAGGTTTACCGCCAGGCCCTGCGCGATCTTCCTTCGCAGGAGGGTGCGCCCTGGGATGGCGGCGCGGAAGATACCCCGTGGCCGGAGATTCCCAACTGGGTGAAGGCGTAAGGAGGCGGCATGGAGATCATCCTCTGCGCGACGCAATCCCATCTGGCCACGGCATGGCGAGATCGCATCGGCTCCAGGCTGGCGGCCACAGTGCGGGTGGTGGAGGGGGACATCCTTTCTCTTGGCGTGGCTGCTGTGGTCAGCCCGGCCAACAGTTTTGGTTTTATGGATGGCGGGTTGGATGGTGTGTACACGCGCTGTTTCGGCCCGCAGCTCCAGCAGCGTCTCCAGCGTATGATCCGGGAGCAGGCTGGCGGTGAGCTGCTGGTGGGGCAGGCATTGCTGGTGGAGACCGGGCATCCGCACATCCGTTGGTGCATCAGCGCACCGACCATGCGCGTGCCCACTCTGCTGGATACGCCTCTCCCGGCCTATCTGGCCACACGGGCTGCGGTGCGCTGTGCGCTGGATGCCGGTCTGGAAAGCGTGGCCATCCCCGGCATGGGGACAGGGACGGGCGGTCTCGCTCCCCGGGAGGCCGCCGCGGCCATGCTCTGGGGTATCCGGGATACCCTCTATCCGCCAGCCTTCCCGGCCTCGCTGGCGGACGTTTTGTCGTTCTAGGAGCACATGATGGAACCACACGAAGCATCGGCCAAGGAACGCGGTGAGGGCGTCCTTTTTCAGCGCATCCGTCGCATCACCGGCTATCTGGTGGGTACGCTTGATCGCTTCAACAACGCCAAGCGCGCCGAGGAACGCGAACGGGTGAAGCACGGCATGGGAGGTCAGGATGCAGGACGATGATGGGCTGTCTCTCCCTATCGGGGGCGTGATCGAGGATGTGTACATCACGGCTCCCGTGAGCCGGGGAGGGGATGGCATCACGGTGTACGGCAGCGATGGCCCTGTGGTTATCCGCAACTGTACGGTCGATCTCGGCCGCTGGCCCCTGGACAAGTTGGATGAAGGCATCTCCGGCGTGGACGGGGCTCGTGCCGAGGCCCGGATGACGAAGGTCTGCCGCGTAGGCAAGGGCGTCCTCTGGGGAAATGGCGACTACCCAGAATCAGATGCAGCCCGTGGAGAGCTTCTGCTGGAGGACTGTATCGTGCGCGACATCGGCCGCCGTGCTCCGGAGGCCCAGGATGGTGTGCGCGTCATCATGCGCCGCTGCGTGATCCGCAATTGGGGCATCGGCAGCCGCTTCACGGTGCGGAGTTTCGGGGCGTGGGCGCACGATGGGGCCAGTATCCGGGCTGAAGACTGCGTTTTCTGGCAGGATCGTTTTCTGCAGGCCGGTCTGTGGGGCTTTGTTGTCGATCTGGCAAACTGGATTGGCTGGTGCTGGCAGCGTCGAGACTGGAACCTTCTGCACTGGTTCCTGCCAGGCGTGTGTCGCGGCCTGACCGCCAGCCAGGGAGGGAAGGTCAGCGCCCGCCGTTGTTATGCCAACCACTGGTGGATCAGGTTGCAGGGGCACCAGGGGGCCAGGATGGAAAAACGGGAGGCTCTGGCCCTCATGGCTCGTCTTGAGAGCAGGATGGTGCCCAGGTAGCTTTTTTTCTGAGTTCTTTTTGCCATAAGGACCCTGGAGGTTCTTTATGGAAAAAGACAGACTGGAAAAATGGCGATTCTCGTGGCGTGACCCGGCGACAGGCAGGACGCGGCGCCGGACGTTCACCTCGGAATCCGAGCGTGACGCCTTCGCGGCGACCATGAGACAGGTCATCGAGCGGGAGCGTCAGCTCAAAAAACAGGCTCGGCAGCGCAGTGCCCGGATAAGCGCGCAAAGCCTGACGGTGCGGGAGATAATCCAGCTCTACCTTGAGTTGCAGATAACCCGTTCCGGAACGAAAAAGGCGACGGCCTATCACTGCCGCCCCTTGCTGGCCATGTTCGGCACTCGTAAAGCTAGGATGCTGACCATGCAGGATGTGTTGGCCTTCCGCGAAGCCCAGGCACTGCGGCAGGTGGGATTGTCCACGGTGCGGCTGCGCCTGGGCATTCTGCGTTCCGCGCTGCGCTGGGCCGTGACAACGGGGCGTCTGGCCGCCAACCCACTGGACGGCATGAAACTACCGCGTGTCCGCAGCCGGAGGGCCTCGCCGCCCACAGCGGCGGAAGGACGGAAGATGATGGAGGTCGCCGCCCCACATATCCGCCGCATCATCGCCATCGGCATGTACTGCGGTCCGCGTATCGGGCCAAGCGAGCTGTTCCGTCTGCGCTGGGCTGACGTGGATCTGGACGCGGCCCAGCTCAACATGCCGTCGGCTTCCAAGGCCGATGGGCCTGACGGGCGTTTCGTGCCCCTGCGTGGCGATCTGGTGGCGCTCATGCGCCGCTGGCAGGATGAGGACAGCGCCATCGGCTGTCCCTGGGTCATCCACTACCACGGCAGGCCGGTAAAGAGCGTCGGCGCGGCGTGGCATAGCGCCCGTCGCGCGGCAGGTATCCAGCGCCGTATCGTGCCATATTCTCTGCGCCATGCGTTCCCAACGATGGCGCTTGAGCATGGGGCTGACATCGGCAGCCTGGCCGAGATCATGGGGCATACCAGCAAGAGCATGATCCTTGAGCATTACCAGCATGTGACGGCCCACCTTAAGCGTGATGCCGTCCAGCGCCTTCCCTCTATCTTGCCGGAAGAATAGACCTTGGCTCCCCGTTTTCGGGGGGCATTTTTTTTGCCATTTAGCCGATTTTTTTCACTTTTTTATGTACGACACCGCCGTCATATTGTATAGATAAGTTATTGAAATTCAACAAGTTACCTCAAAGGAGCCTGAGAATGAGCAGCTACAGAATCATCCACAACGCCAGCAAGATCCTGTCCCGCGTTTCCGCGCATGGCCTGCCCGAAACGGCGGTCGGAGAAGCGGGCTACCGCTTCCGCACGGGTGACATGGAAGGGGCTTCGTCCGCCATCGTCGCCCTGATGGACGAACTCCGGGCCAGCATGGAAATGCGGGACATCACGGATGCCTTCGTCCTGCTGGACGTTATCAACTGCGAGATGCTCTATCCCCTCCTTGAAGGGTGTTAGGCCGTATCCCTCCTGCCCCGGTGGTGCCACACGCCGGGGCAGGGCAACCTCAACCAAAAGGACACCATCATGAACAGCTACGAAGAAAAGCAGGAAGCCCGCCGGGCGCGCTACGAAGAAAAGGCCAGCCGGCTGCGTGACGAAGCGCACCGGCTCCACGACCAGGCCCACGAGATGGCTTCGGCCATCCCCTTTGGCCAGCCCATCCTCGTGGGGCATCACTCCGAGGGCCGGGACAGGCGCTACCGCGACCGCATCCACAACACCTTCGGCAAGGCCTTCGCCACCATGGACAAGGCCGATTACTACGAGGAGAAGGCCGCCAGGGTCGGGAGCGGCGGCATCTCCAGCGATGATCCTGATGCCCTGGACAAGCTCAATGACAAGCTGGAGACCCTTCGCAGGCGGCACGAGTTTATGAAGGCGGCCAATGCCGCCATCCGCAAGGGCAAGACGCCCGAAGCCAAACTGGCTAACCTTATGGCGCTGGGGGTGAGCGAAGGGACGGCTCGGGACTTCCTCAAGCCTGACTGCTTCGGGTTTGTGGGCTTCGCGCCTTACTCGCTCCAGAACAGCAACGCCAACATCCGCCGGGTGGAGCAGCGCATCCGCGAACTGGAACGGGCCGCCGCTGCCGAGAGCAGGGAAGAGGAAGGGCAGGGATACACCTACCGGGAGGACACGGAGGAAAACCGGATAATGTTCCTTTTTCCGGGCAAACCCGATGACGATACCCGCCAGCTGCTCAAGGGCCACGGCTTCCGCTGGTCTCCCACCAGAAAGGCGTGGGTACGGATGCTGAGCAACCGTGGCCGTTACGCCGCCATGCGCGTCCGGGAAAAGCTGGACGCCTGATAAGCAAGCCCCGCTTCGGCGGGGCTTTTTGTTGGGGATATTTGATTTTTGTATTGACAATAAATCAAGATTGCGCCATGAAAAAGCTCGGAATCGTTACCAGACCCACGGGTGTGGGGAAGTAAGGTAAAAAAAGAAAGGCCGGGGCGCTCTGGCCAAAGAAGAGGACGTTGATGGAGACAGATGATAAAAAGTCCGGCTGGGGAGGGAAGCGTTCTGGAGCCGGAAGGCCAAGAACCCCTCATAATCCCCGAAAAAAGATCGCCCGGCAGGTGACGCTCGCCCCGGAAATCTGGGCGCTGGTGGACGCCGCCCAGGCATCCAGCGGCCAGAGCCGGACAGAAATTTTTGAGCACTTGATCCGCACCAATCTGGGATGATTTTTTGCGAAACGCCCCGCTTCGGCGGGGTTTTTTATGGCGCAATCTTGATTTTTGTATTGACAATAAATCAAGATTGCGCCATAAAGGATTCACGGACGGCGGGGAAGCCGGACGAGAAACAAAGGAGAAAAAAATGCAGCTCACTTTCAATGGAACTTCTTTTCGGGCCAAGGATACCGCGCAGTATAACAACTGCGACGAACGCATTGCCGTCGTCTCCACGAGGGTTTTTCGCCGCGTCATCGACGCCCCCAGCATCGAAAGCCATACCGCTCTGGAAGATGTGATGCGCCAAGGCTTCCTGACCACTGATCGCAACGGCCAGAGCTTCCGCGTCATGACGGTTGATGCTGCCCATGCTTGGGGCTTCAATCTGCCCGAGGGCAATTAAAAAGCCCCGCTTTCGCGAGAAGCGGGGCCGGACACAGGGCGGTGATGTAATGCAGAAGCAGTGATGCTTCAATGGTTCCGGGGGAAAAATCCCCCCGGAACCGCCCTGCAAGAAAAGAAGACCATGATCCCCCTGGACTGTCAAGGTAGCTGAGGAGAAGGGTATGAAGGACAGCTCTCTGAGGCAGCGTGTCTGCCGTGCATGCGGCATGTCGTTTGTGGGCGGCCCACGCGCATGGTATTGCCCTCAGTGCCGCTTGGAAAGGCGAAAAAAACACTCGGCATCGTACAAGGCCCGAAAAAGGACGGGGGATGTGAGAGAGCTTGGCAGTACGGATAGTTGTGTCATCTGCGGTGCGCCATACACCGTTGTTGGGCCGAATCAAAGATACTGCCCTGCGTGTGCCGCGGATGCAGTAAAAGCTGTCGATAGCGCACAAGGGATGGCCTACTACGTTGAGCATAAGGATGTGATGAATCCCGTGCGCAATGAAAAACGCCGGAAAAAAGAGCGAATCTGCCCAATTTGCGGGGCAGCGTACCAGGCCTACGGGAAAAACGGCTATTGCTCGGAGGCCTGCCGACGTGAGGGGAAACGCCTCTCCAATGCAAAGGCTGAAGCCAAGAGGAGAGAGAAAAGGAAGGAGGCTGGCGAAAATCACGAGCTCCAGGATACGCCGCCTGCATCCCAGCAATGATGATGCCTCTGATGGATGATTTCCATACCCAAGTAAAAACCGCTTCGGCGGTTTTTTTTTTGCCATTTCTCCGATTTTATTCATTTTTTTTGTGTACGAAGGTGAGCCAATATTGTATAGATAAGTTATGGAAATTCAATAACTTACATAAAAAATGCCCGGCCGTGCCACAGGCCGGGCGCAACCCTCGAAGAAAAGGAGCCACCTCATGCGCATCATGTTTTCCCCCCACATCCCCCAGGACAGCCCTGACTATCTGGGCCGCCTCGTCATCAGCTACAGCAGGGTCTACACGGTCGTCCGCACCCGTCAGAGCTACGGCAGGCCCGAGCTGTTCATCGTCACCCCGGAAGGGCAGGACGGGCGGCCTTACGGCCAATGGGTCCCCGCCCATGGCATCGCCGAGCCGTACCGCACCATCATCCACTGGCACCCCAATACGGAGTTTCGCGAGGATCAGTCCAGCTGCGAGGCCCTGTACCAGTCCGTCCTGCAGGCGGATGCCATCCGCGCCCAGGAGAAGGCCAAGGCGAAGCAGGAGCGTCGCGAGCGGGAAAGCCGGTGCGAGGCCTTCTGGAAGGAACACACGCCGGAGTGGGCCAAGGGATACATCGTCGCCGAGCTGCGCGAAGCCATAAGCGACATCATGACCGACTACATCGTGCATAGGGTGACCGAGCGCGTCCTGCTGGGCTTCTCCAAGTCCGACCGCAACAACTTCCGCGAGATGCGCAAGCTGGCGGCCACCTTCGGCCCCACGGAAAAGCTGGCCACGGAAGGGGAGGAGAATCGCGAGAACTACACGGGCGGCTCCGGCTACTACCTGAGCGGCCCCTATCGTCACTCCGGTTGGACGATCCGCAAGGAGAGCCTCAAGTACGGCCTGCCTCGCGGCAGCCAGGCGGTTCTGGATGTCGCCCACTGGCTGGAGACCGCTTCCCGCTAACCACAAAGGCCCCGGCTTCTGCCGGGGCCACAGAAGAAAAGGAGCCTGACATGAACGAAGTGCTGACCATCCTCATGGAGCGAGACGGTCTTTCCCGCCACGAGGCGCTGGAGGTGATGCGTGAGGCCCGCGAGGCCATGCTGGAGGCCCTCGATGAAGGCCTCGATCCCGAAGAGGTCTTTGCCGACATCACCGGTCTGGAACCGGATTACATCTGGAGCGTCCTGTAATCAGTAATCAGCGCCCGGAAAATTCCGGGCGCACACCATCATGCACGGAGGTTTGATATGGGTTGGCTGTATTGTGACCGCGATGAGCGTCTCAGCGACAAGGAATTTTTCAGCAACGAATTGCATCTGGAGGTGGTGGCGAGCCACAGGGATCGTGGGGAGCGGGTCGTCTACATGGCCGTCCGGCTGGAAAATGGGCTCATCTTCGGCATGGTCGCCCGGTATGACACCTGCCATGACCGGCTGTGGTACGGCTACAAGCTGATCGACGAGTATATGGGGCCGACCTACTATAACTGCCCGCCTGCGATCCTGGACACGCTCTCTCCACTGGGAGAGCTGTTCCCGGAGCCGTCGGTCTTCCGCCAGTACGCGGTTGAGTGGCGGGAAAAGTGCCGCCGGAATGCGATAATCCGTAAAAAAATATGCGCATAATGCGTATATTTTTGTTGCTTTTTATGCGCATTATGTATATAAATAACTCATGACAGCACGGGAACTCATAAAACGACTGGAGGAGGCCGGATTCGTCAACATGGGCGGCACCAATCACGACAAGCTGGTCCACCCAGATGGAAGACGGACAGTTATCCATCGGCATAAAGGCGACATCCCCCTCGGGACCCTCAAGGCAATATCCAGACAGACCGGCATCAAGCTGCCATAAACCGGAGGGGGCGCAAGCCCCCTCAGAGGAGTAACCTATGCGCTATCCCGTTATCGTTCATAAAGATCCCGGCTCGGACTACGGTGTGACCGTTCCCGACTTCCCCGGAGTTTTTTCCGGCGGGGAGACCCTGGAACAGGCTCTGGCCAATGTCCAGGATGCCATTGAAACCTATTACGAGGGGGAAGACGTTGATCGCCTTCCTGATCCCTCAGCTCTGGAAGCGGTCATCGGCTCCCCGGATGCGGCGGGGGGAGCTGTAGTCCTCGTGGACGTGAATTTCGATTTTTTGGAGAAAAAGACCGTGCCGGTGAACATCACGTTGCCCTTGTACCTGCGTAATCGTATCGACAAGGAAGCCAAGGCCCGCGGCCTGAGCCGCTCCGCCTATCTGGCAAGAGCTGCCCAGGCTTACGCCGCCGGCTAGGCGGTTTACAATCCCCAAAACAAACGCCCCGGAGGAATCTCCTTCGGGGCGTTTGTTTATCCCTTAGACGCATCATTTTCGCCGTATCTTGCGGCTACCTCTTCGAGCTTCTGCAGGAAGGCTGTCCACGCCGTATCGAGCGTCCCGTAGTTGGTGCTGTTGACCAGATAGGGGAGGGAGCGCCTGCCCACAGCTTTGTATGTCCCGGCTTCAAAGGTTTCCTGCTCATCGTTCCATTTTCCGTGGACGTATTGGTACTTGATGGGCTCATAGGAGAGTGAGAGCAGCTGGGTGGGCTGCTTGCGCGGCGAGCCGTTTTTGTAGAATTCCTGCACGAGGATGGTGATGCTTTCCGAGCCGTCGTCCTTGCTGCTGTATTCGTGCCAGAACGTGGTCTGTTCCAGCAGGCGATCCATGTAGGGGAGCAGGCGTTTGAGGCCCTGATCCGGCGCACCGGGGGCAGCGATGGTTTCCCTGTGTGACCATGGTTTGGCCGTATATCCCTGGGCTTTATCCAGCAGGGGGGAGCCGTTCGCCCGTGAGCGCAGGACGGCCAGATCGGCGGAGCCCTCGACCAGGCGCGATGCGTCGCCCTTCAACAGGGCGGCCGCATGTTTGCAGAAGGTCTTGCTCATCTTTCCGGCCGGACAAGAGCAAAAAGCCACCAGGCCCGGCCCTTCTCCCCGGAACCTGACTTTGTAGGGCGTGGAAGCGCTCCCCTGGACGAGATAGACCAGTTCGGGCAGCGCTTTGGCAGGGCTGGGGGAGGCTTCAGCCTGCAAGTCGGGGGGCAGGGGCTCTGTCCGGGATGCATGGCGGGAAGGCTCCATATCTCCCATGCGGCCCAAGGCCTCCCTCACGGCGCCGCGCAAGTCGTCCTCCTCATCGCTGTTCTTGGCCAGCCATTTTTCCAGGGCCAGCTTCACGGCACAATCATCCGGCACGGCCTCCAGGAGAGAGGAGAGCAGAGCCTTCTGCCTGGCCAGTTCGGCTTTGAGCTTTTGGGCCTTGTCAGCCTTTTCCTGTACAGCAGGAGCCTTGAGGCTCTCGGCGTAAGCAAGGACGTCTTCTTCCCGGAACTGTTTGTCCGAGGTGCATTTCAGCCGCCCGCTGCGGTAGTCAGTGCTGAGCTTTGACCGCCCAACCTTCAGCCCCAGACTGTGCAGGAATTCCAGCACTTCCCCCTGAGTGGCAAAAATACGCTCGCTCATTCCTTCCCCCGTTATCCGTTATTGTTCCCCATCTCCAGCAATCGTTCCGTCAGCCGCCGGTTCAGGGCGCGTTCTTCTTTCAGTTCGGCTTCCAGCTCGGCGATGCGTCGCTGGCAGTCAGATATAGAGGCCGCTTCTGCCGGGGCATCACTGGTAAGCATCTCTCCTTCCCCAAAGTAGAGCCAGTCGCGGTTCACTTCTGGGTAGGTGGTCAAAATTGCATCAAGAACAACCTTTCGAATTTTTTGTTGACCGTCAGGATTGAGATAGCCATGAAAAGTCTGCTGGAATAGCCCGATGCTCCTAGCAAATTTTGCTTGGGAGTTATCTGTAAAGATTTCAGTGAGTTTGATAAGGCGTTCGTACAGTTCCATGATGACAAATTTTTTTGTTGATTATGACAAAAAATATTGTTAAAACTCACTTCAACAACTTAATCAAACAACCCAACTTTCCGGGCCTGCCGGAGCCGCCGGGACTGCCCCAACAGGAACCGCCAAGAACCACCTGACACGACACGAGGGGAAAGGCCCGGTCCCGGCGGCAGCATCAGCATCCGTGGCCGTGATGGCAGCCCGCAAGGAGCAGGGCGGTCAGCATGGTCAGCAAAGGAAGAAGATATTTCATGGTTCGCTCACTTGCTGAAGAATTTGCTTATCCGTGCCCGTCGCTGGCCTTTCCGGTATTGTTCGCATCGGCATTGTCCCCGACGCCATCGACCAGCAGGCGGGCCGTGAGTTTGCGGTTCAGGCGGTCTGCCTCGCGCAATTCCGCCTCAAGGGCCGCGATCTTGGCCCGGGCCTCATCGAGCTGCCGTTCCAGATCCCGGCTTGGGGGAGGGGATCCGGCTTCCCGCAGCATGGGGCCGTCCTCGTAATACAGCCACTCCGGCCGGACATCGGGAAAATTTTCCAGGATCGTTGGCAGATGCTCCCAGAGGTTTTTCTGGCTTTTCTCGGTAAGCCACTGGCTGAACTTCTGGGGATAGACACCAATGATTTCACCGAGTTTCGCCTGAGGAATTCCTTTTTTCTGGGCGAGGAAGCGTATCCGTTCGAACAGCTGCATTGCGAAAGAAAGTCCTTTTCCGTCTAATCTTGACGAATAAGATTTTTTTGATAAAAATAAATAAAGTTTTTTACAACAACCTATTCAAACAACCTAACAAGAGGGGGATACCATGACAAGCCTGAATCTCCCGCGCTCTGTACTGTTGCGGCTCTGGATGAAGGAACACTTCATCCGCAGCAAGGACCTTGCTGACCAGCTGGGTGTGACGCCGCAGCGGGTGAATATGATGATACGCGCTGAGACCATGCCCTCCCACCACCATGCCACCTGCCTTCGTCTGGGCTTTCCTGAAGACCTGCTCCCGAAGCCGTTTGACGGCCGCCCCGGGCCTGTCAGCTGTCCGCCTATTTTCCCCGGGCTGACCCAGACCGCGGATGTTCCGTCCGGGGTGGGACACGAATAGTTTACCTGCCCGACACGGCGGGCGTCACGCAAGACAAGAAGGGATTTTCGCAATGCAGGATGAACAGATCAGGATCTTGTGCCAGCACGCGGTCAAATACGCGCCCAACGGCATCTCCGCAGAAGCCGTGGCCTATACGCTGGGCATGCGCTACGCCACACTGATGTCGCAGCTGTCGGCGCAGCCGGGCCACAAGCTGGGGGCGGAGATCGTCCTGCCCATCATGCAGGTCACGGGCAGCGCGGCGCCCATGCATCATCTGGCCCGGCAGTTGGGCGGTGTGTATGTGGAGCTTCCGCCGGTCTCTCCGGGCGGCCACGAGGTCACTGCCTCGCTGGTGGAGAGCGTCCGCCAGTTCGGCGAGTTCGCCGCGCAGGTGGCGCAGAGCCTCGACGACGGCATCATCACGGCAGAGGAACAGGCCCGCATCTCGCGGGACGGCCAGATGGCCCTGTCCGCTATCCTGAAGGTGATGGAACTCAGCGACAGGGCGCAGGCCGCCAAATAAAAAAGCCCCTCGGCTGTTGCAGCAGCCAAGGGGCCAAACTCCCGAAGGAGCAAATGGTATGAGCAAGAATTACTCCCAACCCGGTACGGCTGTCAATCAGGCCACCTACATCGTGACCCTGGATGGCAAGCGGGTGCGCATCATGGCGAACTTCCGCCAGATCATGGCTCTGCTGCCCCTCATCTGCGCTGGCCGTCAGCTCAAGGAGGCGGTGGCGTGATGGGCGAAGGCCTGCTTCTGGGGGCCATCCTGCTCGCAGCTCTGGCGGGCTGCTGGCTGGCTCTGGCCCTCGTCTGGAACGTGTCGAACCGTCGGCACATCAGGAGATTGCAGCAGACGCTGCAAGAACGTGAGCAAAAGCAGTGAGGCTGTCATGCCCAAGAAAGCATTTCGCTACGTTTGCCCTTACTGCGATACCGATTATGCCACAGAAGAAGAAGCAGAAGACTGCCTGAATGGGCACATGATGTCGGATATCTACAGGGCAAAAAAATTCCTGTGCATCTATTGTGATGAAGTTTTTGACAGTGAGAAAGCCTGCTTGGAACATGAAATACACTGTCGTCACCGGCATGAACCTGTCCCGGAAGAACGGCGTTGCTGTGACAACTGCGAGCTTTGCACTCTGGAGATGCGCCGGACGTTGCCCTGTCCCGCTTACAATTTTGCCCCAAGCCGCCCGGCCTGTTCCGAGTGGCGCCAAGTGAGGAAATAGATGATTAACCAAGACCGTACCCCGTTAAGCCTCGACACGCTGAGAAGGCTTGTCGAAGAGATAGAGAAAGAGATCCGTAACCCTGAGACCGTGTGCATCGAGGTACTCTTCTGTGCCCAGAACACGCAAGGCCAGTTCCGCCGTGGGAGCATGGCCAGCGGGGAGGTCTCCGTCATGCAACACAGGAAGATGTCGCTCGCCATCCTTGATCGGCTCTCCGACATGGATGAGGAGATCCATAACGCTGCCACTCTCCAGAAAAAGGAGGCCGTCCATGTCCATTAGCCGACGGTCAAAGCTCGATGCTCTCAAGAGCCGGATCGACGACATCACCAGTGACCTGCGCGAGTTCGTGGATGCCGAACAGGAACGCTACGACAACCACAGCGAACGCTGGCAGGAATCGGAAAAGGGCGAGCAGATGCAAGAACTGCTGGAGAAGCTGGAGGAAGCCGTGGATTCCCTCACGGACGCTGCCTCGAACATCGAAGAAGCCCTGGAGGTCATGTAGCCATGTCTGCCCAGATGATGCAAAAGATCGCCCCCGGATGGCGCTGTGTCGCCACGCCCCGCTACAAGAAGGATTACAAGGGGAAGTACGTCACTGCCGAGGATTTCTCTGATGTGCGCTCCGAATTTCGGAAAAGCCCCCCGGACGGGGCCGTCTGCCTCATGGAGCGTCGCGCCTCGGAGGGCGCCGGCCATGAGTTCCTTCTGTATCTTAAGTGGCGCTGCCCCAACTGCGGACTGGACACCCATTTCTGGGTGCCTGAATCGTGGATCAAGAACGGTAGGCTCGTGTTCGTGGAACCGGAGGAGGAGAGCCATGACGACCGCGCATGAGATCCCGTGCTATCCCGTCCCTCATTATCCGGGATACTGCATCAACCGGCGCGGGCAGGTCTTCGGGCCGCGCGGGATGCTGAAAATCGACGAAAACTACAGCTGCACCCTCTACCGCAAGCGGCACCCCAAGCCCCTCTATGTGGGGGAGATCATGGAGTTGGTCGGCCTGCTGCGCTTGGAATCCACCGTCGAGGAGCTTGAGGATCAGGCCCGCAAGCTGGCCGTCCTGCAGGAGGAGAACGCCGCGCTCCATCAGGAGCTTGAAGAGACCCGCACGTCCTTGCAGCGGGCGCGCAAGATCAACAGCCACTTCATGGCCCGTGACAAGCGGGAACGCCGGAAAGTCCGCGTCAGCGAGGCGGAAATGGCCGCTCCGGACGCGGAGATGCTGCCGGAGTACTTCGGCTGGCCAAACGATGTGAAGAGGTAGCCGGACATCCGGCGCAGGAGTGTATCCCATGCCTGTCTGGGAAGCGGATGATGTGCTTTCTCTGGACGAGGTCGCCACAGCCTTGCGACTTGACCGCCGAACCGTGCGGCGGGTAGCCTTCCAGCTCGGCGGCAAACGCTTTGGAAGACGCTGGCGGTTTCGCTGGGGCACAGTGATGGAGTTCTTCAATGCCCACGAAACTCAAGAGCCGGGGGAACTGCTGGCTGGCGCGTGTCGTCATCGACGGCCAGCAGGTGGACAGCAAGGTTTTCCCTCCGGGCCGCAGCAAAGGCCCGGAGTGGATGGCGGCCAAGACATGGGAGGTCGAGCGAAAAAAAGAATTTTTGGAGCTGCGGGAGCGGCAGCGGAAGACCCTCACGGGCTTCGGGCTGCTCTTGGCATGGGGCGAAGCCTATCTTGACCATGTGGGGCGTACCATGTCGCGGATCACACTGACGGAAAAGCAGACGGTCATGCAGGCCTTGTTCGGCTACTGCCGTGAGGCGGGGCTGACAGGCGTCGAAGACCTGACCCGAAGCACGTGGACGCTCTTCCTGACCAAGGTGGCCAGCGAACGCGGCCCACGGCGGGCCAACGTCTACCGCAAGAACCTGCTGGCAGCATGGAACTGGGCTGTGGACAGCGGCTTTCCGGGCTTCCCGCAGGCGCATTGCCCCCTGGAACGGATCAGGCCGTTCCCCGTGGAAGCCGGGGTGCGTTATGTCCCCCCGGAGGAGGACGTGATAAAAGTCCTCCAGCAGGCACACGGGCAGGATCTGGTGATGCTCCTGACGTACTACTACACCGGGGCGCGGCGGGGCGAGGTGTTCCGCCTGCTCTGGTCGGACGTGAACTTCGATTCCGGGAGCATCCGGCTGGTGGATCACAAGGGCCGTGACGGAAGCTCCCGGGCCCGCTGGGTGCCTATGCACCCGGAACTGGCCAAGGCCCTGCGCTGGTGGCAGGCCGTCCGCCCCTGCGTGGTGGACAACGTCTTCATGCAGGAACATTGCGACGGGACGCTGGGAGAGCCCTTCCAGCAGCGCAGCAAACTGATGCCGCGTCTGTGCCGCAAGGCAGGGGTCAAGCCCTTCGGCTTCCACGCCCTGCGCCACAAGGCCGCAGCCATAACATTCACTGCCGGCGGGCTGGCTGTGGCCCAGACGCTCATGGGGCATAGCCGTGCCACCACAACGGACATCTATGTCCGCAGCGCCGGATTGTACGGAGACCGGAGCGTCATGATGGACGCTCTGGGCGAGAGCAGTATAGGGATCGCAGCCGAACAGCTGCTGGAAATGGAAATGCCCCGCAGGCTGCAACCCCGCGAGGCATTTTGTAAACATGCGTCTGTAAACAACAGACTGCAATAA